CTAAAGCGGTTGAGGGATTCATACACCACAAAGAGAATGGCCAAGTTGCAAGACTAGTGAATATATTTTAGTATTTTTGTTTAAGATTTTAAGTTAGAATTATTGCGTATAAGGTGATTAATTAAAAAGGGGACTCATGGTCCCCATTTTTATTACTGATCTAATTTAGCTTTCCTTTCCTCCTCTTTAGCTTCCATTTTATTTAGATAAGCTCTGTCTTTCATAATCTTTCTCATCTGATTTGTAAGAGTCTTAATTTCTGATGGAGTTAGTCCTATTAATTGAGCCGGAGCTAAATTTCTAAGTGCCTTCAATTTATCTATTTGATCCTCATTGTATTCAATAAAGTTACCTCTCTTGTCATAGTATCCTCCTCTTTTAATATCATTATCAGTTTCGTTTACTACATTAACTATTACATCGTACAATACTTTACCAGAACCTAAATATCTAGCATATCCAGCTCCCTCATCATTTTCATCTAGTTTAGGTACATAGAATCTGAATGGTCTATCTAGTGAGCGTTGTAATCTTTCTGCCTTTTTCTCTTCAGGTGTTAATGTTACAGTATACTCACTATCTCTTTCTTCGTCTGCCACATCTTTCTCCTCTTGTTCTAGTAGTCTCCTTTCAACTTCTTGTTGAGGGATAGTACCTTGATAATAATCTAAAAGAGAATTGATAATATCTAAATCCCATTCTTGGTCTCCTATTCCAAAAGACCCGGTTAGGGATTGGAAAATATTAGTTAATTCATTTTCTTGGTTTCTTCTTTCTCTTAATTTTCTTTCTTCTTCTGTCTCTTCTTCTCCAAGGGCAGCAAAAGCACCTAAGACTACAATATTTTTAATACTAGACTTTAAGAATGAGAATACTTTTTGTTCAGCAATAGTTGCAGCAATTGATTTCATTGCTTCTATCTTCTCCTCTTTAGTAGACACACTGCTAGGATTAAATAATATAGACATATTAGTTTTTATCTTATCTCTAGCAGAAATAGTATAGCTTTGGAAAGCTAGTAAACTCATTCTAAGTGTCCTTAATCCTACAGACTTACTTGAGAATAGCTTACCTGATAATTCACCTATGTTAACATTCTGTTCTTTTTGAACTTTTCTGTCTGCTATTTTAGCTGCTTCTTTATCTACTTTTGTTTCAGATAATTTGATATTAGAAACATCAACACCTTTTTTCTCCAACTCAGTTAGATAATATGCCAACCAAGATATTTTAGCCGCAGCTACGTCTGACTTAACTAATGAATAATCTACGTAAACTTTAGTTAAATCGGCAATACCTTTAACTACATCTCCAGCAACACCAAAATCCTTATTAGCAAACATCTTTTCAGCATAGTCTAAAGAGGTAGTTGATTCTGTACCACGAGCCATAATGGTTTCATCTAAATTATCCAACCATGCTCTATCGCTTGGAGTCAACATCATTCTAGTAGCCCTAAGCATTTGTATTGGATTCATTTGCAAGTTCACCAATGTATTCGTTAGTGCTGGTGCGGCTTGAGTACCTGCAGCAGTAATTGCACCTAATCCTAAACGAGTACCAATTCCAGATACCGAATTCAAAAGTTTAAGTATACCTCTCGTAAATTTATCAGTACTTATCCTTTCTCTATCAGTTAGTTTGCTGATATTGTAAGTCATTCTACCTGTTAATAGATTTCTAGAATCATCATCTTTAATAATATCTTTATAATATGGACTTTTAGTAAAGCCTGAGAATTGATTAACTCCTGCAATGGTATTAATATTATTTCCAGTTTGAGTTAATGCATCAATATTATTTTGGAAGAAATTATAACTAGGAATTCTAACAACTTCCCCATTCATAGTAGGCAAGTTTTTTACTTTGCTTACTTTTTTGAAAGTGCCTGCCTCCTCTGTATCCAATATATCAAAGTTACTAACGTAACCTCCCTTATCATATAATGGATCGCTATCAGATATTTTATTTGATACGACTTTATATCTATATGGAGTATAGTTTTTGTTCTGACCCAACAAGATGCCATATTGCTCTTCAGCAACACGCTTGGCATTAGGGTAATAACTATTCCACTCATTCACCATATCATTGACAACATCTTGAATCAACTTAGGAGCGTTATTAAATACTTCTTGCCCACTGTTAGCTTTTTCTACACCTAACTTATCGTAAAGCTCTTTCATCATATCGTAATCAAACTTATAACGAACTTTGCCTTTCATGTACTCTAATGTTTGGCGAAGCAACTCTTTTCTGTCTTCAAAGTTTTCAGCCACTTCTTCAGGTGTATTACCAACTTCTCTATAAAGATCAGCTATAATACCAGCTTGGTTTGCATTGTAAGTAGTAAATATATTATATCCATCTACCTTTTTCTTCTTATACTTATCAACAAACTGTTTTGTAAAGGCATCTATTTGCTTTTTGTTTCTAACAAATCCGCTTACAATTTCATCGAATCCTGATAGCTTTTTAAATTGCAACCAATTCTTTTCACCCATAGCAGTGACCCCAACATTGTCAATCTGTGACACATATTCAAGCCAAGAGTCAGAATACCAACCCGAAAGGTTTGTCCCAGGTAACTTAACTAGCCCCATAGCCGCACCAGTTGCAGCATCAATGCCTTTCAATACTAGATTCTTAACCCCACCTACACTTAGTATCTTGTTGACAGTGGTCTTTTGTGCCATGGCTTTAGAGCCTACCGCACCTAAGTATTCACTAAGAATCTTACCCATTCCAGTTTTAGAACCATTATGAATATAGTTTCTTAACTCATCGGCAGCTTTAACAGCCATCTTTGGATTCATATCATCTGTGTTGATGTTGATAAATCCTTTGATTAAAGGCAAGTCTTCTTCGTTAACCTCACCATCCTCAATCATGTCCTCTACAATCTGTTTGCTATTAGCAAATGACTCCTTAGCATACTCAGCTAAAGCCTTTTCTTTTTTGGCGTTTTCTTCAAATTTTGCATCTTCTTCAGCCTTCTTAAGATAATCTTCAATTTCTTTCAAAGACATATCCCCACTAATTACTCCAGCTTCTTTTAAGTTTTCATACTCCTGCTTCTTAGATTCCTCTAAAGCATCTTGTTGCTCCTTTAGTATCTTTTTTGTGTAATCAGTGAAGTCTTTAAAATCAATAAGAGTTGATTCTTGTACCTCATCACCAACAATTCTACTAGGAGACATAGCAGCTAAAGCCTCTTTTGCTCTGTCAATGTAATCTTGTAGATTGTTTAACATATTAGGTTGAACTTTGGATAGTCCTTCCGCAATGTCTTTTAATTCAGTCTTAAGTTTTTCTCTTTTTGAAACTTTCGCCAATCTAGTCTTAAGTACATTGGCTTGTCTAACCTTCTCCTTGTAATCAGCAATACGCATAATGCGATCTATTCTCTTAAGGAATCTATCAAGAATAGTTGGGTTAGTAAGATTTGATCTTAATCCATTGGCAATAGTCTTTTGTTGAGCAGGTGTAATAGAACCACTCTTAACCATTGACTTCAATGTTTCACCTACACTCTTTGTAATTTTCTTTACAAAATCAGCACCACCTTTTGCAGCCTTAGCTTCTAGTTTAATTTGGTCTTTAAGTGCTGTGGCTTCGTTTACGGTTACTTTAGTTGGGGCTGGTTTACCAAGCACCTTAGTTACCGTAGGTGCTTTTGCTTGTTTCCCTTCTCCACTCAACATCGTATCGTAAATCTTACGCATCTCTTTGTTAAGTTCGATATCGATATCAGAACCGGTGATACCTTTGTAGATATCTAATAACCATTTTTTAAAGTTCTCAAATATCTTAGTTAATTCAGCACTTGGGCTTTTACCTTCAGATAAATACTTTTCAAAGCCACGAGAAAATTTCTCACTGACAGACATATCCCAGTCTTTCTTACCTGCCCATTTTAATATCTTTTGTCTCTCTTTGTTCTCAAGATAGTGCTCATAAATATGAGCCATCTCGTGCAAAGGAGTAGATACATTAGGGTCGGTTAAAGCTGTTACAATAAATCTACCATCATTAGCCAAACTAACTGTAGCTTTCTTGTCTTGGAAATAAACCTGTCTTCCACCTTTTCCTAAAACAGGTTTGCCTTTTTCTGTAACTGCAAACTTCTCATCATTCCAGTTTGCTTCAACAGCATTCTTAGCATATACCAATCCACCAATTTGAATAACCTCATCGGCTGATAAAACAGGCTTGCCAGTAGAACGGCTATAGAAGTATGAGTGACGGAAAGGGTTAGTTCCAATTTGAACCCATGATGGGTCGTTTTGGATTGACTGCACCTCTTTCTTTGCGTTCTCATTTTGTTGGTCTACATTAGCTCCTTCAACAGGAACCAATTCACCACGCATCTTAAATCTAGTCTCTCTTGCCGACTCTCCTTTTGCAATCTTCGATGCCAAGTTAGGATTGTAATCAAAAGTAACATTCTTGATTTTGGCTACGCCAGTATAAGACACAGGCTTGTCCTTAGTTGTTTTACCTGTGCTTGTATCTTTTGCATCAGCGTGAATAGTTACAACCCACTTATTATTATTTAAGTAAGCAGGTATATCTAAACGCAAACCAACTTTATCAGATACAATCTCAAATTCTTGGTTAGTCTTAGGGTCAATAAACTTCTCCCCTTTAGCTGTAACAGAATTAACTAATGGAACTTTAGATGCTTCTAATGCACCTTGAATATCTTCACCAGTAGATGGATCAAAGAACGTCTCAATTGGTTTAATTGGACTTTCTTTTTCCACAATAGCACGATACTCTTCATTAGTTATCTGTCCATTTAATAAATCGTTAGCTGCCTTAGTTAAAACCTGGTTACGACTAGCAATTCCCTTACCTTTCTTTTGCTCAGGGAATTTATTCCAAGAGACAACTTGATTAGCAATAGCATCATCAAACTTCACCTCAGTATCAATTGGGCCCTCTACTTTTGGAGTAGCTTTTGTTGGCTTAACTTTCTCTACAGGTCTCTCTACTGTTACTTGCTCTGTAGGCTCTCCTTTTTCAAAAGATATAGTATTGTATATCTCTTCCTTAGTTGTGCCCGCACGGCCAGCCATAGTGCCGACAATCTTATCAATTACAACAGATGCCGCCTTAGCTTTAGTCTTATCAAGACCAAATACAGATTGCATCTGCGTTTCTACAGATTCTTTCTTAGGTGCTTCAGGTTTTACTTCTTCGACTTTAACTTCTTCGGTGGTAGGCTGAGTTTCAGCCATCTGAATCATACCTCCACCTGTTGGAGTTACTTCTTCTGCTTTAGCTGGATTATATGTATATTGTTCAGTAACACGTTCCCCATTAGAATTGGTATAAGATGTTTCATATAAATCACCAACCTTATCTATTTTATTAGAAGAAATTATTCTTAATCCACTATAATTAAGATCCATCTTACCATCCACCATTTCAAATGGAACTAGAGTAATTTCTTTACCATTTTTACCATCCTTTACTTCTGTAATGGAATATCCTGTGCCATCAGACAAATTAATAGTATCGCCTAATTTACCATTTGATAAAAGAAAATCTCTTATTGCATCATCTTTTTGTTCAGACTTTGCTTTTTCGCCAGCTTCAGTAAATGCTGTAGGTAAATCTACTTCTTCCCTTTGACCTTCTTCGGTAGGGACTTGAGGTTCTGCTTTGGGTTCTCCTTGCGCCATCTCTCCGCTAACTCCGGTTTCTGGCTGTACAGGTACTTCACTTGTTGCTTGCTTTTGAATGGCATCTTTTTGTTCTTTAAGGTTTATGTATTGTTTCTTTAGGTCATCAAGTAATAACTCTTTAGCAGGATCATCTAAATTAGCATTGTCTTTAATTGCTTGTGCTTTAAGATTTATATCTACAACATCTCGGTCAATTTGAACAACCTTCTTAATGTCCTCATCAGACATATTATCAATTATATTCTCAGCAGTCTGAAGTTTACTTGTAATATTAGTATTTATCTCATTGATTTTATTATCAATTGCTTCATTAACTAATGGGTCTTGGTCATCTGCCTTTTGAGTATTCAAATCTTGAATAGCGTCTACGCCTTTCTTAATATAAGAAGCATCTTCTTTGGCTATGATTTTAGTAGCTAAGTATGTTCTGAGCGGAGCAGTCAATTTACGAGTTCCTGAAACACCTTGTCCAGCCGCAGCAAATGTACCAACTGAAGCGGCTTCTAATAAAGCATCATCTAAGGCTTTCTTTAACGTAGGTATCCATTGAACTTCTTGACCCTTAGTCCATTTGTCAGAAACTTCTTGAGTAAAAGATTGCAAACCTCCTGTACTAAATTCAACACCTAAATCTTTACCTAGTTCTACAAGTGGAGTTTGTGTTACTTTCTTAACTAGCTCAGGATTGCCTAATGCTTTAGTACCTATCTTATTTAGAATACGTCCAGTGTACTTCTCTCCTAAGTAATTAGATCCACCTGTAACAGCTGAGTTTATTAAAAACCCCATACCATAATTACCTGTTTCTTCTAACTCTTTCTCTCTTTTTTCTGCAGCAGTAGCTACTCCAATAGCAGCAGCACCACCAGGGACCATAGATATGCCCATATACGGCAAAGATTCTGCCGTAGAACGAATAGACTTGTTGATTATTTTGAGAACTCCTTCTGATGTTGGATTAGTAGTTAATTTACTTATCTCATCTGTAAGAGATGTTTCATCTTTGATAGTTCTTTCAAAAATCCTTTCTGCTTTTTTGTTTAAGTAATTAGCAGCCTCCTGTGTTTGATATTGAAACTCCCCATTAGGTAAACCTTTGTTTACGGCACGAACTGCATTCTTAACTTCTTTCTTAGCAGCAGCAGGAAGACGATTAAACTCCTCGTCTTTACCTGTAGCAGCAAGAGCAACATCATAGATATATGACTGAGCCGCAGACGGTACATTTAAAAATGCACTTAATACTTTAGTGCCAGATCCTTTGAATCTATTCCAAAGGTCTTCTACATACCCTACCTCTTCAGGTTTCTCAGTAACTTTTGAAGGTAAAACCGATGAAGGTTTCGTAGGTGCCGATACAGATTTTGAAACCGAAGTAGTAGGTGCGGCCACCTTGGGTTGGTCTTTTTTTTTTACAGGCACAGCAGTTGCCACAGTCTTTTTAGTTGACTTTGGCTTTGATGAAAACGCACCAGATAAATCCACTTCTTCCCCCTTAGCATTTTTAAATGCACCTGATAAATTTATTCCTTGGTCCTCTGTATTATCTTCCATTATTGCCATATTATTTTGTTTTTACCGTTGTTTTGTTGCATTACTGCCGCCTTAATTTGAGCATCTGTTTTCCCCGGATTATTAGTCCTTAATGTCTTCATGTCTACATACAATGGCTGTTTTTGTGCCAATGGCAATCTTTCAGATAAACGGCTTTTATCTCCCGTGTATTCTCCTACTGCAGTACCCCAATCAATAGCTTCTTCTCCTCTTTTCTGATCTTTATTTAATGCCTCAAAAATACCTTGAACAGCCCCCCCTTTTCTAATAAAAGCTCCTGATGGTGCAGCAGCCTCTGATCCTTTTAGTATTATTTTTTTGCCATCCTTGCCTACTTTAAATATATCATAACCATTTATCTCGTTTGTTTGCGGGTCTATAAGAGTTACAACTTCAACCGTTCCTAATCCCCTGTATGCGTCTTTTATTTTTCCAATAACAAATCCATCCTTAGGATTTTTTTGTAACTTTTCAGCGTAAGATATGGCTGTATTAAGAGCAGATTCTCTACCCTTAGCCCCTTCTGTAGGCTTAGTGCCACCTCCACCACTACTACGCGGTGTGGTAGGTTTAGTTAACGTCTCAGTTACTTCTACGCGTTGTTGAATCTTAAGATTAGCTTCATCAACAGCTGCCTTTCTTTGTGCAGGCGTAAGTTTTGCGGTTGGCAAACCATCGGGGCCTAATCCAATAGGGATTAACTTTTCTTCAGGAATACCTTGGCTCAATAGTTTTTCTTTTTGCTGTGAATCACTTTCAATGTACGAAGCATACCCAGCTGACGATGTTAAAAATCTAGCCGACTCAACATCATTGGCTGTTATTGAAGTAACTAATTTAGCTTTTGCATCTAAAAATAAAGGATTATTTAGAACGGATTCATTAGTTTCAATAGCTCCACTTTTTAATCTAATTGCTTCTTGAAATTCACCTACTTGATTGGCAGTAAAATCATTTAACTGTTTTTCATAATCTATTTTACTATCAGACCACCCTTGAGTTGATTTCAAAGAAATAGGATTAATCTTCACATTAGAAATAGGTTCCCCCTCAGCATTTACTTCTTGTATATAACCATTACCATCTTTGTCAAAAAACATTCTTTTATTACTTGTGTTACTAGTCGTAATAAAAAGTTTACTAAAGTTTCTGCCTATATCAGATTGTCCTTCTTGAAACTTTGGGTCAATTAATTTTTCCTGATTAGCTTTAATTCCTTTTGCTGTCTCGCCTAAACTTGCAATAGTATTTTTTGCATTGGTTTGCTTCATAGTTAAAGGACCTGTATTTGTAAGATTGTAATCTGTTTCTTTTGTAGTACCAACAACAAAATCTCTAGCCGCAAATGTAGATTTTGTAAAAAAATCATTATCAGTTTCATTGTACCCTTTTTCAGGCTCCTTGATATCTGCATAGATATCCGCTGTTGATTTTTGGAAAGCAGCTCTTTTCTTTTCTCTTTCAGCACGAACGCTTTCAGCAATAGCTATTTTGTTAGAAGCTAATTCTGAACTAAATTTTCCCCAATCAAATTGGTTAGGTGCCGATACATATCCTGCGTATTCTGCCATTTCTTTTTATTATTAAACTTTTCTACCGAATCCTAAAGAAGACATCATATCAAAGAATCCATTTGTTTTTCCACCCATAAATGAATTAAGGTCTTTGGGGGCATTGGGGTCTTGGTATGCTTGTTGATAAGCATTAAGCATAGATTCAGCTCCTAAAGTTTGAACAGCACCACCTAAGGCTGAGTTTAAATTTTGTTGAGCCTCTGCTCTTGCTTGCCCTGCCCCAGCTATTCTACTTTGAGCTAACGCAGCACCTCTATTTACACGACCTGCTTCAATAGCCTGCTCTTGTTGAGCAACCATAGCATCTCTTTGAAATTGTCTTTCATCAGCTTGTGCAGCCAAATTTAAGTTTTCTTCCATAGCTGCTTGATTGAGTGCAGTAGCTCCACCTAATAAAACATTAGCCCCAGCTTCTTGGAATGCTTGCAATTGACCTGCTGTTCTTTGTTGAAGATTTTGTTTAGCTAATTCTGTACCTAATGTAGGCACTTTTAATGCAGCTAATTTATTAAACTCTTTTAGTGAAGCAAATTCGTTGGCTGCTTTTGCAGACGCATCAAGAGCTTCTGCTTTTGCTTGCGATGCTTGAAGTGCTTGGACTCCTGCTAATGCTAATGCTGCTGTAGTTGGCATGTTATAAAATTTTTATCATTTCGGTGCAATTGCTAGTTAATTTGTTAAAACCGCAATTCTCGTATTTATCAATTAAACCCTTATTTACTAAGCATGTCCAAACTGATTTATACCCAGCTTCTTTGCATGCTCCACAAATATAATCAATAAGAAGCTCAATAGCTTCTTTTCTGTCCTTATCCTTGTATTCAAAGTTAGATACTATAAACTCGCAATACGCAATCGTTGAGTTAGTGAAGTATGCAAAACCTGCACATATATCTACACCATCTTTAGAAACCATAAAGCCACCTGTACCATTATTAGGTAGTGCGTCTTTAGGAGGAGCTGTCCATCTCCAGTCTTTCCACCATTTAACCAACGTATTATCGTAGTCACTTTCGTTTAGTAACCTTATATTAAATTTCATTCTACAAATATAATTAAATTATCAAGGATAACTCTTAAATACGTCAGAAGTTACCATATACATTTCAGTGTAATCTGTATCGTTATTTGTAAACTCAACGCTTAAGTAAGTTCCTCTTGTTGGGCTTGATTCCGCAATTGGACTTTTTTCGTAAAGAATAAAGCTACCATTTGTCGGTGCGGTGCCAGTCACACTCACGGTTACTGTAGTCGCAGTGTGTGCGGTGATTGTTCCAATAACACGCAACGTGGACCCATCAAGCCAATAAAGTTTATCTCCTGTGCTTATAATATCCCCAATGTTAAATGAGAATGTTAGAAGCCCAGCTGCGTAAGTAGTAACATTACCGATACCCTGAGCAGATGTGTATGACAACTCGTTGTCGTTTGCCGGCCTTCTAATATAGCCGTACCATGTCCCTTCTTTTATCGCATAATAGTCAGCATCAATGAATCCAACCCCTTGGTCTGATATAATATCAGTATCCCAAGCAGTTGTTGAGTTGGTAGCTATAGTTTTAAATGACTTTGTTTGATAAGGCTCTGTATTAAAAATGGTAGTTATTTTAGATGGGTACAATACACCATAATAACTATTTCTAGTTATATTGGAATTATGCTTGTATAAATTACCGTTCTTAAATGTGTACAAATAATTATTCATAGACACCATCCACTCAGGTAAGTATGAGTGGTATGATGTCCATCCTGATAATCTCGGAGAATATGTTATTGTATAGTTAGCCATGTGCTTGCAAATTTACTTATTTTAATATTACGGACAACTATAGAACGATGTAATTTGTATTGATCCATTGTACGCAGGTGGAACTATACTCTGTGTAAGTGTGGCTCCTGTGTACGTATAGAATATAGGAGTCATACTAGGTAATACATATCTTCTACCAACTGCTCCAGGAACAATTGTAGTATATGCAATCCCAACACCAGGTGAGCACTCAGACAACTCATAATAAGTAGTTAACGTCTCACATCCTGTTTCTCCTGTAGGTGAAATAGCTAATAAAGTACCACCTGGGTTATATTCTAACTCCCCTGTAATAACATATGTATTAGCACCTGACGTAACTCTATCATCTACATTAAATATTCCAGGTGCATAACTTTGTGAATTAGCTGTAGAACTATCAAAGCAGTTAAATAATTGATACCAAAAAGCAGCAGGAGTAGGACATCCTTGTAATCCTGTTGATTCTACATCAATTAGTTCACCTGCTGGCTCTTCATTTAATATATCTACAACATTAAACGTAGCGTCTCCAAAAGTAACACGATCATTTAATTCGAATGTGTCTGCAGGATATTGAATACTGTATGATATATCAGATGTATCACAATCTAATAACTCATACCAATCATACAATACTTCTTGGCTTACATTTAATATTACATCATCCGCACAGCTACTAATTGTCAAATCTAAATCACGTAATGTATCGTCGTTTTGAGTTACTGTAACGTAGATTAATTGATTGCCTGAACCAAATCTATCGCTCAAAGTAAGCCAAGTATTAGTAGGGATAGTTATCTCCCAATCTGAATTTGATTCGATGTAGAATGTTTTAGTTTGAGCCGAACCAGTTAATGTTAGACTAGTAGGGATAACAGATAATGAACAAGTTTTAACTTTTCTATCATTATCTACCGATAAAACATAATGCTCGAAATATGGATCAAACATTCCTAGTTTTACCGTGTTGGTATCTAGGTTTGCTTTAAACCAGTTCTTCATACCTTGAGATGATATCTCAAATAACCCATTAGGTTGCAATGCCATTACAGCACCACGTCTAGCATCAGTGAAGAATAAATCATTACCCCACTTAGTAAAACTCTCCGGGTTTAAACTAATACCATACTCGCCTTCGTAAGAAATTTGAGTACCCAATACCTCAGGAATAGATGCAACAACGCCTCCACCTGTAGAATCACTTAATAAATTCTTCCCATAAAGAACTTTAGATACTTTATTTTCCTGTAACACAACTAAATCAGTGTCACGAGAGAATAACTTTTGGATTGAACCAAAAAATCTGTCCAAATATTTAAAGTTACCAAGTGATAAGTTAAACTCATTGAGTCTATTTATTGCGGTATTTTCTGTATATACCCCACTGTAGGTTAATGCTTGAACAAGCGTTTGCTCCTCGTATCCTTCAATAGTAGAGTTAGCACGTGGGCTGAATTGCATTGTTGCAGAATTAAAGTCGTCTCTAATTCTAAAACTTTCAACTCCATTACCAAAACTAAATGCATTAAAGTCTGAGTTAAAGTCAAACGTGTTTAAATCTATTACCGCCGGAGCACCCAATGCAACATTCTGATTGTCAACATTTCCATAGTGATTGCCATCGATAATAGGATACGTTTGTGTAAGCTCATAGTATATGTCTTGGTTGGTGTCTGTTGGAACCGTTTCAAAAATAGACGGGGAATCAGATTGTTGTAGTGTAAACTCAGTATCTACATAAGAGAACTCTAATAAACCAGGTTCTCTTTGGAATGTATAAAAATACATATATACAGGATACAATAAACTAGCAGGACTAATAGTGCTGCCCTGATCAAGTCTTTGTGGGCTAGTAGTACCAGGAGTTCCTCTTCTAAAGCATATATTTGTAGTTCCTATACTTTGATTTGTAACATTGTTAAGTTGAATCCAGCTTTCATATGCAGAATCTTCTATGTACCATTCTTCTATGTTTACATAATTTTTTGATGATACAAATGTTTGAGTAATCCATTGGTCAGAACCATTTGTTTCCTTATATCTAAATGTTAAAATAGCACCTGCTTTTATAGGTCTATCTGAGTTATAAGATAAATTTGGAGCCCAATTTACAAACTGAAAAAATGCTGCGGGGAAAAGGTCTGGATCATATGCTGTTGTACCACCAAAAATATTTAGTCCATCTAAACTCCTACAGTTAATAACCCAATAATCACCAATAGTATGCCCTGTGCTTGATGCAAAATTTATAGAACAACTTAAACTAGCGTATGTAAGAACTTGATCTGCCCCAGCTGTTATAGAAACACCAGACGAAACAAGAACTTTGTAGTTTGCATCGTAAGTAATGTAATATTTAAAAGTATTTACTCCATCTATTTCCACATAGAAACGAGCATCATTAGCACTTGAGTACACATTTGATGCCCCTGTTGACATGTCATTTAATCCAGAACCGTAAAATATAGGGTTTTCTGCTACACTAAATCTATCAAATACAACTTCAACAGAAGCTACTCCGTTTACCCCATTGCCTCTTGCTGAATAATAAGATGTAGGAGGTAGAGCCTCGTCCTCAATTTTTATTCTAAAATAAACACCTGCAGGTTGGTTAAATTGAGGCGTATTTAGGAAATTTTCAGGCTGAGACAATATGTCTAATACTTTATATTGTATTGCAGTGTTATTTGTAGCTGTTTTTAAATATAAATAAGACCCAACCGATATTTTGTTTTGGTCGGCTTGATTAATCAAAAACCAAACGAATTGACCATCTTTAAAATAAGTCAATGGGAATAAATTATAATACTCTTGTTTATTTTGCTTGAGCATAAATCTATAGTGCGTGGCAAAGCAAGGAGGCTCATAATCCCCATCAATTGTTACTCTAATATTGTTTGCAACTATTGCGTTTGCAGGAGGTATGAATATAGTATTTGTATTTTCAGTTGGCACAACAACTGTTGTTGCTCTGCCATAATCATCTAAATATTCTATACCAATCTCATAGTCTCTATTACTTTTAAATGTAGGCTTTGGATTTTCAAGTATAACAGGAGACGTAGTTAGTGATAAAGTAAATGCAGGATTAATAGGTTCTTTGTTGCATTTTAATAAATCAAAAAACTGCGTATAATTTCCGTACACTAATCTGCTACCAATTAATTCTTGAGACTTAGCTCTAATTGGAACATTATCAAATAGTCTATTAATTTGTTCTTGCGGAAATACAGTATATACCTTATTGTTTTTAAATTCGTAAGAATATTCGGTGTTATCAGCATAATTATTTACCCCTTTAACAAGGTTGTCAATTACATAAGTATTAATGCTTAGCGTGTCTCTAAATATTAACTGTATCTCTTTGACATTTTTAGGCCCCGAATTAAAAGTGATATTGGCTGTATTGTATCTATTTACCATTGAGATATTCTCAGACACTCCATAGTCATAAGCATATTGTTCTGGTAAAAAAGCAACTGAAGAGAATGGTGCTAAAGCACTATACTCATTATCTAAATATTTATATCTGTAAGAAAAATAAAGAAATTTATTCTCTAGGTTATTTGATTCCCCTGATGTGTATAAATTAATAGTAGGTGCAGATAATGGAGGAGCTAAAATAACATTAATGTCAGCATCAGTAAAACCATTTACCGTATAATTTTTACATCTATCAACATTGATCCTACGTGGAGGATTTAAGTCGTCAGTCCAAAAAAGAAGTCCGTTGATGTAATTGATACCTGTAACAAAGAACGCCTTGTTAAAGCCAAGCAATGAAGGCGTAGTGGGTGTTGACTTAGTGGCTTGCAATACAGGTGTAATTGTATCATTTATTTCGTTGTATTCATACACCGCATCTAATGTATCAGATGCCACCAACCAATAAATACAATTATTAGTTTCAAAAGCTAATGAGCCAATGCAAGTAGCATTAGTTAACTCCAAGTCTACACCTTTTAAAATATTACCCAAATAGTTTTGGGCTACGCCATTACGGCTACCATCCTCCTCAACAAATGCACCATCAGAGTCGCCCACAATAATATTAAGTGCGTCTCTGTATGTACCGTCAGGTAAAAAATGAGGGTCAAGGTCTTTATTCATGACCCCTAAAAGGAAGTTTCTTTGAAGTTCTACCATTTACTTAATCCACTTAGATTGGCCTCTCATGCTCATCAACAAGCGACCTGGGTGTAAATTACTTAATCTAATTTTTGCGTTTCTCCAATTAGAAACCTTTTCTTTGCGAGCTCTGTTAATAACATACTCAGGCTGATTTGCCTTAGTATTTAAAATAGCCCACTTAATATATGAGTAGATATATTCTTCTGCTAGTTTATTGATAACAATTTTGTTGTCGTCACCTGGATACAATCCGTCAGAAATATATTCTAATACCACAGAGCGATTGAACATGCCTGAGCTAAAGTTAATTACGCCAGCTGCTTTGTCTACTCTGAATGTAGGGTTAACGTTTGCCACCTCGGTATTTAATCCATAAGCAGCACCGAATCCCCAAGTGAAATACCATAATCCATCTACATACCAACCCCACTGATTATTGAATGGGCATAACATATAGTTCTCACCATCAATACGAGACAAGTCTAATTTAGATGTGCCCTGTAATGCATTGCCTTGGTCATCAAATAGGATTTGATACTCATCATCCTGCAAGAATTCAATAGATGAATTAGCTTGAGGGTTCTCAGTCATTGGGTACAAATTGCCGCCCCAAAATAAAGATACACGAACATAGTTCACGTAATCAGGAGGCAAGATAAATTTAAGGTCATGTCCAACTTCTAGCTGTAAAGCATTAATTTGGCGATTACCATCATAGTTTAATTCCTGTACCGCTCTTTTTGCGTGGAATAAAACCTTATATCTATTGATATTGTTTAACAAATCTCCATCGTCTGTATACATCAAGATGAAGTTGTTTACAACATCACCTAATGTTACATTCTGATACGTGCCCCAATTGGCATCGGTAGGGGAGACCCCATCATTGGTGTAATATTTCTCCTGATTCATTATTGTTGTTTTTGATCAGTGTACGCTTCTTCTGCTCTGGATGCTTGTACTACATCAGCTTCTCTAATACTTACTCCTGCATATTGGCAAATCTTAACGACCAATTTAGGGAAGTCAGATATAGCTAACTCAAAATCTTGGTAGTCATTTGCTGATTGGTTAAATAAAGGGCTACCGTTTACTACTGTATAAGTCCACTTAGGGTCCGCTGGGTAGCGAACATAGTAGATATTAATATCATCCGTAATAGTAGTTGGGTATACAGTTATTTGATTGCCCTGCATAACGTATGTAGGGTATGTTTCTGTAGGTGCCGTTAAATTGGAATTAAGTAAATAATGTAACTTCTCCTGATTAACGTGAGTTACCTCTTTGCCATTATAGTACAGTACATTTAACAAGAAAAAGTTTTCAGGCAAATCAAATTTATCATCTGTGTTATTATAAACCAAGTCTGTGTTTCTAGAAAAGAAGTCAATAGTTTGGTCTATTTGCTTAGTGATATCTGAGTAGCCACTAGTCTCCATGCCCTTCATGTCCTTTACTTTGGACTGCTGAAAGTCAAAGAAGTATTGCATGAACAATTCTAACTGAGCCTGTTTTGCAAAGCTGTTGAATTCTTCTGGTGTAATAAACCCATTATTATCCTTATTGATAATATTTAGGACAGTATTTCGTACGGAATTTATCATAATGACAAAGATAATAAAAAAAGGGCACTAGATGTGCCCTCTTAATTTAACGATATTTTTTGACTAGCGTCTCATAAATGTCGAGACCATCATTGCTCTGCAAATAAGATGCTAAGAGCTTTAACGGGTCTTCTCCGAATGGTACACCCATCAACTTATTCTTATTGTCAGGCAAATTAAAGAAGATATCACGCTTCTTGTTCTTTAAAACAAACGTGCCATCTTGCAACGCTTTAGCTGCAATATCATTTAACTTAAGTTCAGGGTCATTTAACATGTTCATGAAATCATAAGGATGATTACGTGCATATAAAATTAAATCACGTCTCAATTCCTCGGTAGTTAAACGATCAACACGTGCTCCTAATAACACACGTCCTAATGCATCTGCAGTATTGATATCTAAATCACGTGCAGCAAGTTGTGCATCCAATTGAGAGTACATAACTTCAATCTGATTGTTTGCATCTCTTTGAGTATCAACCTCTTCGAATAACACACCATTATCTGGGTGGAATTCTAAAAATTGTTGTAATACTTGATTGTACTTATTAACGGCTAACAAACCATCTTCAAAGATGATTGGCTCTAAAATGAAGTTACCATCTTGCTCATCTTCAAATGGAGACTTTTGGTTAACTGCATAACGCAATGCACGGTTAAGACCTTTACTTGCATCAAAGTACAATAAAGACTTGTTTCTAGTATTTCTACTAGCAAGCATAAAGCTAATAGGGAATGTTTTTCTTTTAAGGACATAGACCTTGTCCTTTAATTCTTTCTGAGTTGACATTATATTTGATTTTAAAATTTAAACAAAATTAAATAAGGGGAGACCGAAGCCTCCCCCTAAGTTTACTAGTTCTCGAACAAGAAGAAGTTGTTCGCACCAAGAGTACATAAAGCACGCTCAGATAAGAAGTTAACCTCCATTGCATCTAAAGAACTTGTTTGAGCACCACCAGCAGAACCAGTGATCCAAGTTTTGTAACGACGATCTTCAGTTTCAGAAGCACGGTAACGTACGTGTAAGAACGGACGCTTAGCATTCTTTCCTAAGATTTGATCGTATACGTTAGTAGAACCTGCAGGTACCAAGATACCATTGATAGCTCCACCTACGATTCCACCACGAGTAGTTGCATCGTTTAGGTATTTCCAGTCAGTCTTGTAGAAATCGTATCCACGCTTAAAGCCTGTGAAACCTAAGTTTAACGCCATTTGCTCGCTGTTGTCGAACAAACCGTAAGAAGTACCACCTGAACCATAAGAGTTTTGAGATGCCAACATATCGTCGATATCGAAACCAAACTTACGGTTTAAGAAGATAACGTTCTCTTGGATTGCTCCTTGCTTGTCAAGACGTTGGATGATAGAATCGAAGTCAGACAAAGTAGTTGGGTTACCACCTGCCCAAACGTTTCCACGTTCTGCAACTGCATTGAATAAACCTTGAGTACCAGCAGCACCAGGTTGTACTTGAGAAGAAGCAACAGTTAAGTAAGTAGCAGCAGCTGAACCAGCTTCTGCAGGAACACCTTCAACCATTGACATCTCTAAGTAATCTTCGAAACGTAAACGAGTCTCGTGCTCAGATTTGATGTACCATAAGTAACCAGTAGCACCATTCTCAGAAGTCACTTCAACCCATCCGATTTGAGCCATATCAGAACCAGACACAGTGTACTTGTCTTTGATGATGATTGGCTTGTTCTCGAAGAATAAGTCTTGAGACTCTAAAGAACCTTCCATTCCTAATGAACCCTTAGTGAATTCAGAACCGTAAACGAAAGCAGTAGAAGCAGTATCTACAGCGATTGATTGTCCTGAAGCAGCATAGTAAGCCACAGTGAAAGTGTTAGCAGTTGTATCTACTGCAGTGATAACCGCTTTATCAGAAGCAGAACCAGCGTTAGCAGATAAGAATACAGTTTGGTTAACACGGAAGTTAACAGTTACATCTGCATCTTCAACAGTCCACACAGCTGTATCTTGTCCTGCAGCAGCTGCTGAAGTACAGTTTACATACTTAGTGTGTAAACGACCTTGCTCTGCCCATTTGATTAAGTCAGAGTTAGAAGGTAATTCTGCACCTACCATACGTAAGAAAGATGCAATAGAACGATTACCATAACGCTCGAATTCAGCCTCGTAAGTATCAGGTAGATACTGGTTTAAGAAGTCGAAGTTAGTAATGTAGTTTGTAGGCAATGTTGCCTTTACCGCTGAGGGCTCTAATTGAAAGCCCGGGGTAGATTGAACTGATCCAGCCATTGTTTTTGTTTTTTGGTTTTAGTTTTTTAAAGATTTAATCTTAAGTCTGTTACCATGATCACTATCCAATGCTGTTACTTTAAATCCGCCTTTATCGATATTTTGTGGAGCATTTCTAACGCTCATATCAATGTTCTTGCTTTGACGAACTGAATCATCAATTGCATCTGCTTTGCCCATATCATAAAAGAATTTGGCCATCGCATCAGGGTTCATTGCCGCAGCAATTGTTTTGTGATACTGTTTAGCATCCTTAATGTATCCTTCTTCGTTAACAAAATTGCTAAAGAATTTGGAAATGTCTGTTTGTTGAGCTTTCAGCTGCTCTGGAGTTCCCGGTTTATAAGATACTTCCTTATCTCCAACTTTGAAATCAAAACCTTTGAATTCATCAGAGAATAATTCGTTTGTCTTATTTATAAAGTACTCCGACTTTTTAGCCTGATCTTGCTGCGCAGCAGTAGATTGGCTGATATATTGCTTGTAAGATTCCAAAGCCTCTCTGTCCTCAGCAGGAATAGTAGACTCCATCCTCGACTCAAGGGGAGCTTTGTATTTTTCCTTTTGTTCTTCAAAGTACTTTGCAGCCTTGCCAAGTTCTTTTTTAAGTGCTAACTTCTTACGCTTGATTTCTTTCTCATCATCATAATCCTCATCGTATTTAAACTTTGATTCATATTCAAATGCGATATCCTCATCATCAAAATCAGGATTAGTCTCACGCATGTAGTCAGCTAGAAGTCTTTCTGGGTTAACCTTAGAAAAGTCTTGGTTAACACGGTAGAAATCTTCTAAGCCACGCCCTGTCTCTTTCTTAAATTTTAAGAAAGCATTAACATCTTCAGGTAGTAACTCCTGTTGAGGCTGTGGCTTTTCTGTAAATAATTCATCCAAAGAGTTTACCTCCTTGTTGAATTTGGTTTTCAAATATGAAAGAACGTCGTTGTCGCCAAATTGTGGCTGACTTTCAATAACTTCCTGAGTTGCCTCGGTAGTTGCATTTAACTCTGCGGCCATCTCCTCTATAGGAGCGGTCTTTTCAGCATGTTCGTCAAGCAATTGTTGCTCAACTTCTGCTACAGACTTCTCTTCGAAGTCTACCAGTTTTACTTGAATATTATCCATTTAATTTAATTTAGTTGCACAAAAGTAATAATAAAAATTATCTTGGGTTAAATTGCTCCAAGTTGAAGCCATCCAACGAATCTTCTTCGCTTTCGAAGTTCATTGCTGGAAGGTCTTTTTGACGTTGTTCAATTAACTTAGATTGTTGAGTAGCTTGAAGTTTTGTGCGATCATCCTTTGCTTTCTCTTTGTCCATATCTAGCTGTTTGATTTGACTAACCTCCATGCCTTTAAGTTGCATGTTATAGTTAAACTCAACAGCCATAAGTTGTTCTTTAATTTGTGCTTCAGCCTGCATACGTTGAATATCAAAATTCATTTGTGCTTGAGCAAGTTGTGCTTTAGCTTGAGCCTCTGCTTGTACTTTTTGTAATGCAGCCTGAGCTGATGCTTGAGAAGATTGGATATTGCCTTGAGTTTGCATCTGAATTTCAGCCTGCTTTTGTTGCATATCTAACTTCTGCTTAGACTTTCTCTTAAGTTTAAGTAGTTCATTCGCTAACTTAATATTCTTCATTTGACGAATATCAATTGCATCTTCTAAACTTATTTGGTCACGCTGTAGGGCCATTTGTATATTGGCTTCTAACTGACCTTTTTCTTCTTCGTCAGGTGACACCTCAATAAAGATACCAAAGTCATGCAAGTACAAATCTTTGATTTCTTCCAACATGTTCACAGCATACTTGCCAATTTGCATAGCAAACTGCTCTTTAAAGTCAGAGTATTCTAATACGTCAGCAATACGAAGTGATAATGCCTCAGCTAATTTGCGTGAAATAAACTGACTCGCTTCTAGTATGTGACGAGTTGCTGTGTTTGAATTAAGTGCCGCAAGTTTCTGAACGCCAACTAATGCATCAGGGTGTGGAGTTGATCCATCACGTGCTTCATTCAATCCTGTTACATCACGAATCATACTTAAGTATTGATTGTATGCTCCAATTAATGATGCAATTTTTGCTTGGCCACTATTGCTATTTAATTCTTGAATAGGTATACGTCCATGGTTTAAGTCACCATCAGTTGTCATGCTACGTCCAATAACACTACCCGTTTGGAAATACAAACGAAGAGCGTCCTCAGGATTATAAGCACCACCTGTACCTAAATCAACCTCATTAATACCGTCAGCATCAATAAACACACCATCTGGCACAACACGTTGTAGAACTTGTTGCAATTTAAGATGGGTCATTTGAATTAAGTCAGCAAAAGGAATCATACGACGAGTCAATGACTCAATGATGCCTTTGTACATTCTTGGAGCAATAGCTATATATTGTGGTAACGCATACTGAGAAACAGATTTAGGGCGAACCATATTGCGAGCAAGCTCCCACTTAAGTAAATAAGGAGATCCAGGTACCATAATACCTTCGTACCATACGTCAATTCTCTTCTCAATTCTTTCAAACCTTTCTTCAGTTCCTTCCGGAGGATTAAAGTTCTCATCTTTCTGAATTACACGAACGCCATTGTTTTCAAGATATTTTTTCTTGTAAACAAATGTCTTATCTGTTTTGTAGTTAAAATATAATAATGTAACTACATCTCTATTAAAGATATCGCTACGGTAAGGACGCATAATCCCATAATAATTGTACCAAGCAGTTCCTAATTGCTGAATCTCTGCCAACTCCTCTTTTGTAATGTCTGGCTTAATCTTAATTAGTTCTGTGATTGGTACTTGCTTTACTTCTCCCCAATAGAAACAATCGTCAAATGTTGGGGATTCTGTGTAACTATATACAATGTTAGCGGGGTCAACATACTCCACACAAACTCCAGTACCTGGAACGAATGAGTGTTTTACAACACCGATTCCAATAGTTGTAATATCGTAGTCGACCCTTTTACGAACGTCTTGATAATGATTTACTTCTAGTATGGTATTAATTGCCTCTTCTTCCGCAATTTCAATAGTTGGCTTATATTTAAGCTGCATGAATAATGACAACTCTTGAGGTGTTTCAGGCAAGTCATCCTCAGGGACATTAAATGCATCTACACCTAAGGATTCTTTTGCTTGCATTAAAACAGGTTTTGCAATCATATCTGCCTCCACCATTTCTTGAAACTTAGAACGTTTCTCAATAGACATCGGGTCTATAGAATACGCTTTAATTTCAAATAACCTATCATTCATCCCGTTAACAACAATGTCAACAAACTTAGGGATGATTGGTACAGGAGTCCAATCTAAGTTAATATGCGACATATCGCCATCAACTTCTAATTGGCTTTTGTATTTAGCGACAGGTTGCTCACCACGAGCATAAAGTCTAACTCTATGGAAGTCAATCCATTGTGAATAGTATCGGCAACTGTTGCCTGTCTTTGCAAACCATTCGTATGAAATGCTTTGCCCAATTCTTAAGCCATATTCCCATGATGCCTTTTCCTGATCAGTCGCTAACTGCGAAGGGAATTGGGTATCTGGCATTAATATTCCAAGAGGTTTGTTCATATCTTGTTAATTCTACTGAAGGAACCAGTGTTATCGTAAGTTGCAAATTTAATGCTTATTTTTGACTCTTTTTTCTCAGGCAAATATACGTGCTTTTGATTTGCCATAATAGCATACCCTGAACTAATTGACGCATCAAACTTTGTTCTGTCATTTACGTCGAATCTAGCCCAATCTTGAAGTGTTTTATTAAACGGCATATCTCCTATCTCATCAGGCTGACGATAGTTACCCTCCATGTCTAATCCCACAAAACGCTCGATGTAGGTCTCGATTGCTGTAGCGTGTGCCTGCTTAATGTCTTCACTTGATGATGGTATGCCACCAATCTCTCTTTCTGTGAATGATAGTTTGTGAGCTGGCTTATCGGGCCTGTTCATTGAGAACCCACGGTAGCCTCTGTTCTTAAAGTGATAAAGAAGACGTGCCTTGTTATTCTCGCAAAGTATAGGCATGCCATAGAACACACAAGCCATCAGCACCTCTTCAAAGAATATTTCTGCTGTCTGTGGACGAGCAATGTATTCTAAAAAGAAAGTATTGGATGGGGCTCCTGTCATATTAAACTTGGTCAATCCGTGGAGCGAACCGTTTGATCCACCAAAGGTCGCACCTGAGATGTCGTAGGGGTCACAACCAAACGCACCAATATGCTCATTGCCCGGATATCTATTCCCATTTTTAGTAATATAATTATTGTTCACTCCCGGTCCTGGTATCCAAGACACTAAGAACCTACCGTTCTTATCAGGAGTCCAAATAACCTTGGTGTCTTTCTCTCCGTTAGCCCAGTGAAAGTAGCCACGTGTTATGACGTGGTCTTGAACTAAGCTATCATTATAGTCTATCTGCTGATAGATTTTAGTCAAGTTAAACAAAGATGACTTGGTCTCATCACGGAAAGCGTGTGACTCTGTTCTAGGGAACTGACGATAGAATTCATTTAGTGCATCAGGATTAGCCTTTAGCGATGCAACTTCATTATTCCAATACTCAATTACCCCTTGCGTTATCCAAGTCCCCTCTGCTGAACGTACAGGCTTCTCAGGTCGTTCTAAGACTGCGTGACCATACTCGTCAATATATCCCTCAAAGTTATACTCCATCGGGATAAAGAGCGAATATAGACCTGATATAGTCTGACCATTCTGGTTTCTTTTCTTGACGTTTGAGTCATAGTAAATCCGTTTATAGTTTTCTCCACCTTTGTCGAGTGCGTTTGATGTTGAACCCATCATACACTTGCCAATAATCCTGGCCCCTAAACGAAGACAAGTTTTTCTTACTCGCCAACCGTTCTCTATGTTCATAGGACGCTCTAACTTAGCAGCCTCATCCTCAACCAAATATAACAATTTTTCTCCATCATAACTGTTGTCCGCTGTGTTACGCCAGTCAATAGTTGTATCCAATCCGTCAATCTCTTCCTCGTTCTCCTCGTGCATATTCTTGCGAGTAATCTTAGAAGCTGGAACACGGAATGCAAGTTCTGTCTTTGGAGCAGACATACCGTCACGCACAGGTTGAAAAAAGAATGGATAGTTATTTGCAATCGGAACTACCTTATCGGTAAACATCTTCTTTGCATCGGGACCTGTCTTAGATGTCAAGCCTATACGAGCATCCTTAGCTAAAGTTGCAATGTTGACAGCTTCTGATGAAGCCATAAATGAGAAACCTGAACGACGGTTCTTAAGGTAGCACATGCCAAAGCATCTACTATCAGCCTTACACGCTTCCCAAAATATAAAAAATATCCTGTTTGATTCACGGAAGTCAGGGTGGCCTACGTCGGTCTTTGACCACTGTAAGTACATATAATGTGCACCTGTGATGTAAGTCTTTTCACTATTATTGATAAACCAATAGCCCAACTCACGTCTATCAAACTCTTTCTCGATGTAGTCTACCCATTGAGACTTAAATGAATTGTCACGACGGTTCCAATCAAAGATGGTCTTGATGCGAGATAGTTCTTTAGGTAGCTCTGTAGCTTTCCACTTGTTGCCATCGTAGTCAACATTGTCGGGAGCTAATGGCAGGGCAACTCTTAGCCCACTGATATTATAGACCTCTCCAATCGTGCCATCTTTGGACACGACCACAAAGTCGTACTCAGGGTCCCAACCATACTCCCAATCTTTCTTTGCATTTCTTTTTGCAAGAATTTTCTCAGGAACGGTAGACTCATCAATATAGAATAAACTCATTTAGTCTTTGCTCTTTGTTCTGCAAACCCACGGTTAGTAGGTGCAGAGTTTCCAACTACTCCCTCAATAATATTATTCTCCTCTTCGACTCTTTTAAGAATCTCAAAAGCATCCATGATAGCTAATTTCTTTGCTGCCGCTGCGTTCTTAAGTTTGTCTGCAGATAAGTCATCATCCATATGGGTGACAATCTTTTCCTCAGCAACCTTAATTAACTCCTCAACGGCTTTATACCCAGAGTCAATGATGCGTTTCTTTAACTCAGTTATTTTGTTCATCTAATTTAATTGTTAGATTCTTAGTATACATACGGTACACTTTCTGTCCGTCAATATAGAATGGATACTCGCTCTCAGGCTCAAACGTGACTGTGTCACCCTCTTTTAATCCTAATGCTAGTACTTCTTCATTCGGGTACTTTATCGTGCCTACAAGAGGCTTCTCTGTGTCCGCAGTAAGTATGCCTGTATAGTCATTCTCCACAGGAGAAATAAACACGTAGCGGCCAATACCTATCCAATCAGCACCAGGCTTTTTGTATGCGTACGGATCGTCAATAAAGTATAAATCCTCTCGGAAGTAATTCCAAGCAGACTTCTCTCTACCACGCATATCGTAATACAACCTAAAAGTGTTGTGATGCACAATGATCGTATCACCTGGTTCAACAGGACCCTCATACCCAATAGGCGTAGAGATAACAACAGCCTCACGCATAGTGGCAAGGTGGTCTTCTTTCGATGTAGAAATAATGAGCTCTCCCCTCGTGTTGTCATATCTCTTGCCATCACGGGGTTGCACTATAAAGTAAAATGGGGACTTCATATTAGAAATCTATATTATATTCAATTAAGAATGGCATGTTGCCATTAATCTTTTTCCATAAGACCACCTCATCATTAGCCTCGATGTAGATTTCAATATCTCCTGCATCGGTCTGACGAATCAAATGTATCTTATAGTTCCCTTGTAGCACAGATTGATTATGCATGTAATTCATTGCATTCTTATAATCTGCACCAACTGATATCTTACGAATTACCATCTTTGTTCTTAATTTCTCCAGTAGCAAAGTCAATCGTGATATCGCCATACTTAGCGTGTAGCTCTTGCTGAATGCCAACGTGCGTTGCACCAGCTACATCTAATTGAGCTAAAACAGATTGCTTTTCTAACTTGGTGTTGTGGATTTGAATCTCAGCGTCTGCTAAAGCATTGCGAAGATTTCTGATTTCTGTGTGAGCCGCTCTGAAACGGTCCAACTCATCTTGTGTTAATTTATCCATTGTATTATATTTTTTTGTAAAAGTACTAATTATATTTTAATTTTAGCATATGAAGCTACTATACTTAATTCCACATTGCTCAACTGGAGGAATGCCCGGTTTTGTTTTAAAGAGTGTTCAAACTCTTTACAAGACATTCGAGATTGAGGTAGTAGAGTATCAATGCCATAGCTTAGACTATGTCGTGCAAAGAAATGCAATCAAGGAGTTAGTTCCGTTTCACACTCTGCACGAGGACAAGATGGAGTTATTTAACATCATCGCAAAATTCAATCCTGATATTGTTCACATTCACGAGCCGTCTGAGCGATTTAATCGTGATATGATTTCTGAGTTGTATCGTGAGGACCGGAGCTACCGAATCGTGGAGACGTGTCACGACGTGTCGTTTAACCACGACAAGGAAAAGATATTTCATCCTGATGCGTATTACTTCTGCACGCCATATCACTTAAAGACATTCGCTTCATCGCCATCTTACAAAGAAGTGATTGAGTTCCCAATTGATGACAGAACAAGTGAGACGTATGATAACCCTTTTTATACAAACAAAATAAACGTAGTCAACGTAGGTCTTTGGACTCCTGGTAAGAATCAAGCTGAGGGGATTGAGATAGCTAGAAAGTATCCTGATATGGACTTTCATTTTATCGGAAACCAAGCTATTAATTTTAAGCATTACTGGGAGCCATTAATGAAGGATTTGCCATCTAATGTTCACGTGTGGTTGGAGAGAAATGATGCACACAGGTTCATTAAGATGGCAGATATCTTTATGTTCAATTCTACGTGGGAGTGCAATCCATTAGTATTGCGTGAAGCCATATCTTTTAGTAAACCAATCATCGCACATAACCTACCACAGTATGGTTCAATGTTTAGCGAATACATTCAACCTATCGGCACAGACTTAAACTCTGTGCGATGTAATTACATTGTACCTACAGATAATACTTCGCAAATATTTTGGGAGAAGCAAATCGCATTCTACAACAAAGTAATGAGACTAGACAAACAAGAACAAGATGTTAAAATCATCCAACACTTTGTTGGTCAACCATACCTAGAAATTAAGTCGGGACTGAAAGCAGACTTTAAGGTGCAATACTTTGATGGCGAGAAGCTGGTCTACGAGAATACTATCGGATCAAATAGTTGGGTCAAACTAAACAGACAATACTATACTAAATGGGAGAGCAAGGTGTTCATGAACGATGAGCTCATACACCATAACGTACTCGACCTAGAAGGTAAACGAGTGTACATCGCTTTATCTAGTAAATCATTAGGCGACACAATTGCTTGGGCTCCATATGCTTTAGAGTTTCAAAAGAAACATAAGTGCAAAGTAATTATGTCCACCTTTTTAAATAAAATACTGGACATGCCTAAGATAGAGTTAGTAGAACCTGGTACTGTGGTTCCTAACATCTACGCTCAATATAACATTGGTTGGTTCTATGATTCAAACAAAGAACCTGAGCTACCTAACACAATTAAATTACAAGAGGCAGCTACCAAAATACTTGGCCTTGATTTCAAAGAGATTAAGCCTAAGTTAAAGTATGAGCCAGGTAATAATAACTATGGTAAATATGTTACGATAGCTACCAACTCTACATCAGGCTGTAAGTTCTGGACAAAAGAAGGATGGCAAGGAGTGATAAACTTTTTGCACGAGAAAGGCTACAAAGTAATTAATGTATCACTTGAGCCTAACCCGTTTGACAACTGTGAGCAAATTATTAATTATGACATCCAAAAGACAATGGCTATTATTCACCATAGTCAATTTTACCTAGGCTTGGGTTCAGGCGTATCTTGGTTAGCAAATGCTCTAGGCAAACAAGTAGTTATGATAAATAACTTCGCTGCAGATGACCACGAGTTTGAGTGTATACGTGTGACTAATAAGTCAGTGTGCAACAGTTGTTGGAACAACCCTAACTTTAAATTCGATGCAGGTGATTGGGACTGGTGTCCCATCTTTAAGAATACTCCTCGACATTTTGAGTGTCAGAGGAGTATATCTGCTGATGATGTAATATTACTTCTTAGCAAAAACGCCAAGCAATTGGGCCTTAGCTAAAACAGTAATAGTCTCACTGTCTTTTACAAAAGCCTTAAGAGTATCTTGATCCGATGTGTCTAGGTCAAGAACTTCGCCTTTGTTTAAAGCAAGAGCCCATTCCCAATACTTTACAGCATCACCCTTGGTCTGCTGAATAAGTGTGTTAGCTAATAACTTTCCAGAATTAGCACCTTCTAGTTCTTTACCGTCTAAATCGGTTAGATTAAAATTAAAGTTTAGTTTCATATTTATGTTATTTTTAACAAATTTAAGCAATAGGTTCTTCAGATGCAACTTCTTCTACAATCGGCTCAGGAGGTACCGGAGGTACATACTCTCCTGTAATAGTTAGGTTTAATTGCTCTGCAATCCAATCCCAAGCAAAAACGTCACTCTGCCATTCAGCATAAGCCTCGCCTGTCATATTTAAGTTACCTTGAGCAAGTTGTGCCCCTACATTACCATTTTCTGTTGTAGAAAATAACCCGTACCAAAAAGTAGCAGATGTGTTTAAGGTTACATTAACTGCATAAGCATTTAAGATAGTTGCTTGCTGTACTGTGCCATTGTCCCAAATTGAGACTGCTTCGATGTTTTTCATTTATATATTTTTTTTTAAAATTACTAATTTTTACGGACAACCTGTTTGTCCTGATACTATTTGTATTGATCCGTTGTACCCTGCAGGTAGAGTAGTTTGACTAATCCCATTATAAGTATAAAACACAGGACTGCCACTAGGCAATACATATCTTTGTCCTACTCCTAATGTAGGAGCAATCTTTGTCCACGCAGCAGCACCACCTGAGCAGTTATTAAGCTGATAGTAAGTAGCAGGAGTAGCAACTAAATTACTCTTTACCACTAGCTGATTATTACTCTTGCCTGCTAATGGAGCTGCTTCGATATCAACCGCTGATAATGCACCTGTTTTTGTTATCTCCCTATTACTAGGGATGCCCGGTGGAGGTATTAATCCAATCTGTATAAACACATTATTATCTACAGCACTTTGTAAATTTGCCCAACTAACACATTGATTATTTGCTAAACCTGCCCAAGACATATTAGTTCAATTTTGCTTTTAGTTCTTCCAACTCTTTCTCCAATCTTGCAATCTTAGCAGTATGCACCTCACGATATGAAAGACTCAATAATCCATCTGTTCCTTTGGTTACTGCACTAGGTAGTATTCCTTGTACATCTTGTGCAAAGTATCCAAGTTCTTCTTTGCCATTCTTAGTGTATAACTTAGCTGTTACAGATTCAATACCTTTGGTTTGATAGTTGTCTTCAATTAATGTTTTGATTGTAGCATCAGAACTTTCAAAGAATGATGTTGCCGTAACTGATGAACTAAATGTTGCTGCACCGGAATTTTGAATCCAAAATGGTAATCCCGCTGTTGAAATATTATAAAGTCCCCAACCCGGACCCGGACCAAAGTTTCCATTAAATAAATAAAATGCATTTGCTGTGGCTACGCTTTCCCAACGCATACCATTTTGAACGGAACCTCCTGTTAATGAAATTTTAGTACTTGATGAACTACCTATTTGTAATAAAGCTGCACCATTATCTGTTGTAGTGCCTATTAGGACGTTGCCATTTGACCTAATCATCATTCTTGTATCAGCTGCAGTTGTATCATACCAAGACAAATGACCTGCTGCACCAACAAAGTTTGCATATGTTCTGCCGGCGGTTGTTGATTCTAAATACAACGAAGCTGCATTAGTATTTGATATTTTTAAAACCGTTTCTGTTCCGCTAATAGCATTGACTACAGTAGGAGTACCTATTCCGACATTACCGTTTGCTAATATTCTCATTCTTTGCGTAACACCATAAGGATTAGCAGTACCAAAAATTAAATCTCCTGCCGCCCAACTTCCTTCATCTGTTGTTTTTTGACCCCAAATAGCTGCATATGTACAGTTATAAACATTGCCGCTAGTAATTGAACTGAATGAAATAACAGGAGAATAAACGCCATTTGTTGGTTGTGTATTTGTTAAATCTAGTCCTACTGTTCCTAAATCATTATTTGTACGAGATTGAGTAGCTGTGTATCTCCTTGTAGTTAAAGCAATGTCAGTATTATTTATATAATTCAATGCAGAACCTGCATACACCCCCGATGTAACACTACTCGATGTAACACTACTCGAAAACGTGGCTGCTCCTGTGCCTAAAACTCTTAAAATATCGCCTCCGACATAATTAGAAATTAAAAATGCAACATCGCTTGAATTAGAGCCAGCTATTATATTAGCCCCATAAGATTGTCCAAGAGTTGTATTCCCATTGACTACTAACCCCCAATCATTCGCAGGGCCAGTAGTTGTAACTTTTCCACTAAACCTACCCGTACCATTTACATCAAGTTTAAAGCCTGCGTCTACTGTTCCATTAATTGTCACATTACCTGCCGGAGAAACTGTTATATTGTGACGTGCTGCTGTATTATCATAACACATATAAAAATAACCATCACCAACACCCATTGAATATTTGCGAGATGTTGCACCTTGTAAATTTATAACTGCATACCCTGTCGCATCAATTGATAATTGTTTTGTATTATTTTCATTTCCCCAAGCTGTATTTACAGGACTTTGATTACTAATGCCAAATGAACCTGCATTTGTAAAAGTAAATATATCAGCTGTGTCAGTATTATTAGTAATGTTTAAATTAAAACTTGATGAACCTATTTTAATGTATGAACTTGTAATACTTGCTGAATATCTGCCAATTTCTAATTTACCATTATTATCATTTAATAAACTAATTCCTCCTGCAACAGATAGTTTGCCGTATGTTCCTGTTGGTGTAGCTGTTCCAATTCCTACGTTGCCAGCGCTAGTAATCCGCATACGTTCTAAATAACTAGTACCTGTTGCAAACACTATACTTTTATTTAAACCTGCAGTACCAATACCTGTATCATCTGCAGCAGCAGTTGAACAAACAGATACACCTGAACCTATACTTGCAAAAGTTGTTCCGCTATTTTGAAAATCAATATTAACTTGGCCAAACGTAGAGTTAAATCTTGCAACACTAAATGTACTACTTGTAAACGTAGCTGCTCCTGTGGATGCTAATGACAATACAGTAGATGCAGTTCCTACCCATTTGTAAAAAATTAATGAATCATTATCAAAATCATTAAAAATTTGCCATTTTTGGTTACTTCCTTCTTTAAATTCAATAATAGGATAACCATCTGTATTTGCTTGTATTGTTAATGCAGTAATTGCGCCTGCAAATGTACTTGTATTTTGAAGTATTAATCCATTAGAATATCCTTGTGGTCCAACAAATCTAACTGTACCATTAACATCAAGTTTGTATCCTGCATCGGTAGTTGGCCCTACTGCTAAGTTTCCATTAGCAAATAATGTCATTGGTTGTGACCAACTAATAGCTCCACCTGCTGTACCTGATGCAGCTGTGTACCAAATATGTTGACCGCTTTGTTGATTATAAACAGTTGCAAAACTGCTAGTTTTATAATTTGGTGTTGCTACATTCCAAGCTATATTTGTCCCCCATAAAGATTGATTAGCACCGGCATAAATTGATGCACCACCATTCGCTATTTCAAATAAAGAATACCCACTTAATCCACCTGCACTTGGTGCAACTCCTAATCCTAAATCACCTGAAGCATCTGTTTGTAGAGTACTATTTCCTAATGTAGTTGTACCTGTTGCTCTAGGAATAAAGTTTGTAGTCAACGAACCTGTAATCCCACCTGCAGGACCTGTTGAAACAGAGCCATCAGCCATTAAGAACTGAGAGGATGTACCACCTACTTTAATGTATTTATTAGCAGTAATGTCTCCACTAAATGAAGCTGAACCATCTGAGTTTAGAGTTATTCCTCCAACCAATGACAATGGCTCGCAAACAAATGCAGGGCCATCTGCCTTCACATATATACCCGCAGAGCCTCCATCAGTGTTAATAAAACTAGCAACGTAGTTATCGACAGCAGCACCTGAAACAGTAATTGAGCCTGATGATTCAGTTATAATACTATTACCAATTGTATTAGTACCTGTAGCTTTAGGTATTGTATTAGTTGTTAGCGTACCTGTAATCTGACCAACTGGAGTTGTTCCTGATGATCCTGAGGTTCCGTTCACACCTGAAGTGCCTGATGTACCGTTAACCCCACTAGTACCGTTAACACCTGAGGTTCCGTTAATACCTGACGTACCTGATACTCCACTTGTGCCGCTTGCTCCTGAACTTCCGCTTGAACCACTTTCCCCACTTGTGCCACTGCTACCACTAACACCGCTTGTACCATCTACTCCTGATGTACCACTCACGCCTGACGTACCACTTACTCCGCTAGTACCGTCAGCTCCTGAGGTGCCACTAGTACCCGATTCTCCGCTAGTTCCTGATGAACCTGTAAGACCTGATGAACCACTAGTACCGTTAACACCACTTGTGCCTGCCGTACCCGATGTTCCCGACTCAAATCCTATTGATGTGATTACATAAGAGTACTCAGCGTTTTCTGTGTAAAAAGTAATATTTCTAGAACCAGCATCATTATTGTTTGCATATAAACTAATTAATACTTTCCATGTTGGGTCAATAGGCGTAGTCGGGAATACCGCATCAACATAAGTATTAGTAGGAGTTGTGTTATCTACCCATAGCAATGGAGAAGTATTTGTACTTACAGGTGAACCAATAGGCGTTCCGTCGCTTTCTGTAAACTGAATTAATACATAAGTAGACAAATCATGCCCCTCACTTTGCTTAAGGAATTCTAGTGTAAATCTTTGTACACCTGAAGGTATAATAGTAAAGCCTAACTCTTCTGTGATAAATTGAGCTACTAATACATTATCTTGATTGCCTGCTAATGAAACAGGTACAGTAGACGGAGTTAATAAAGAAGTTGGTGTTTCAGATAGGTTTTTGTAAGGAGAAACAGAGCCAGCTTGAGAGTAGTTTAAATAATAAATTCTACCTGTTGCTATACCGTTTTGTCCTGACGTACCACCTGTACCATTAGTACCTGATGTACCTGATGATCCTGTTAATCCTGATGAACCCGACGAACCAGATGATCCTGATGTACCTGTAGTACCCGAAGTACCAGACTCTCCTGAAGATCCACTAGACCCACTAGTACCATCAATACCTGAGGTACCATTTACTCCTGAAGTACCATCAATACCTGACGAGCCACTAGATCCTGAAGTTCCGCTTGTGCCACCCGTACCATCTGTACCCGAAGTACCGCCAGTACCATCTGTACCACTTGTTCCTCCTGTACCTGATGTACCGTTAACTCCACTAGTTCCACTAGTTCCACCTGAACCGCTAGTTCCGTCAATACCTGACGTACCGCTAGTTCCTGTAGTACCACTAGTCCCTCCTGTTCCGTCTGTGCCACTCGTGCCTGACGTACCGTCTGTTCCGTCGATACCATCAATACCTGACGTACCTGACGTACCACGTGTACCTGAGGTACCACCTGAACCGTTCGTTCCGCTAGTGCCTGATGTACCACCTGTTCCTGATGAGCCTGATGTACCTGTTGTGCCTGATGAACCGCTTGTACCATCTGTTCCTGAAGAACCTGATGTGCCTGTAGTACCTGATGAACCACTTGTGCCATCTGTACCACTAGTGCCTGATGTACCTGTCGTACCACTTGTACCTGAAGTACCTGTAGTACCACTTGTACCACTCACGCCTGTGAATAAGCCAAATGTAACCGGCTCGTCTTCAGAAATAGTTCCTGAGTTACCACCAATAAAATCTAAGTCTAAGAAATAGTAATCGCCATCTTCAACGACAGATGTTACTTTGTATAGTCCGTATTCACTAGGGAATCCTGGTCGATTAACAAGAATAATCTTGTCATTCCAAACTTCTTCAATGAATATACCAGGCTCTGTGTTGGCCATGGTTAAGAAAGAAACCTTGATGGTTCCTGCGAGTCCAATTACATCTACCGTATCAAATGGATGGTCAATTAACTCAAACGTCTTAGCAGGCTGAGATTCTGTCGGTGCATACATTCTGTATGACCAATTAAAACTACCTGTATCAATAATACCTACACGATTGAAGTATTCCGCTACAGCGTTGGCTGTAAAGTTTTTGGTTATGAAGTCGTTGTTAGCGTCGCTACCTATCCACTTATCGTTTCCGGTAACAAATATATCATTGGGGTAGGTTTGTATTCTCGCCATTGAAAATGTCTTTGCTTATTATCTAGCAAAAATACGAAAAAGAACTTATAAGTTTATTTTAGTACCTATCATTCCAAGATAAGACTGAGGCACGGCAGGATTAGTGTTCAACCCTGTCTTTAAAGCAAAGTTAAACTTAAAGCGTTTAGTCAGTGCGATATCAAATGAAGCACCTGTTAGAATGCCTATATCATTACTAGTCACAAATACTTTCTGCTTGGTTAGATAGCCTGTCGATGATCCTGATACGTATATATCAGGACTAATGGATACGTATCGATTTATCTTGATTGGAACGGTGTAGAATAGCATAATATTATTAGACACGTTCAACTCTTCTCCCGCACCAGCAAGTGATAACGTGTAGTTGGCTCCTGTGGTTCCATACTTGCTCATAGGGAAGATGTAAGCAGCCGTTCCGAAGCCTAACACATTTCCTGCTAAATAAACGCCTGTAACGCCAAAGTTTGAGATAGACTCTAGCTTACCACCATTGAAGTTCATCATGGTGTAGCGTCCACCTAATGCGAATTGGTCGAAGGTTGACCATATCATAGAGTTAATTCCCCAAGATGAATTACCCATCAATGAGGCTTGGCTCATCCCAACACTAGCAATAATAGATACTATTTCACTAGTCGGAGCGACCGTAAAATCCGAAGAATAAATAATTGGATTCGACGAAGACGACTTGGCTTTACTCTCGCTTTTCTTTTCGGACTTACTTTTGCCCCCACTTTCGGACTTTTGCTCTTCACTTTTAGATTCTGTTTTGGTTTCTGATTTACTCTCGGCTACAGGAGCTGGGGTTGATGTAGCTGCTGAGGTGGCTGCCGATGTAGCAGCACTAGTTGCCGCTGATGTTGCAGCACTTGTGGCTGTTGCTACTGCTTGAGATACTGCGTTGGCTACTGTCTGTTGTACAGCCAAAGTTGCTTGTGGACAAGGGAAGTTAATTGTTAACTCATTTATCCATGCTTGGAGTGCTCCACTTGTAATATCGTTTGCCGTCACTACCCTGTATTGTCCTCGGTAGACCACGGTAGTTCTGCCGCCCGCTAATGGTACTACTACAGTTGTTACCCTGCCACTGCACGGATCTACGAACACCTGCGTAAGTGTTTGTGCGTACGTAGTCGTGGCTAAGATAAGTATGGCTATAGTAACTAACCATTTCATTTAAAGATTTTCTTCTTAATCATTCTGACAATAATTTTACTTGCGGCATTCTCCAACGCTTTCTTTGTTGTCGTACCTATTGTAGATTGATTAAATTTAATTTCTGCGAAGTTCCCGTCATTCATCAATGTTGCCTCACGTGTAGTCTTTGCCTCACCCAAGCCTGAACCTGTAAAATACTCTCCTGTCTCTGCGTTCACAAACTTAACTTGTAAACCCATTCTTGTTACCACAGTTTGCTTGGCTCCATCTTTTAACGAGATAGACTCATCTTCACTAACCGAGAAGTCGTAACACTCGATGTACACAAAGTACTGAGCAAGTTTAATCTTGCCACGTCCGTCTAGTTTGTTCTCTGAGATGCCTGCCTGTGATGCTTGAAACTGCTTGACCATACGGTTTTTAATCTCAGCTTTGTCTTCTGTGAACGTAAAGCGATTAGTCTCTTCCAAAAACTCAACCACAATATTAGTTACACCTAGACCTACACGCTTGTCTTTCAACTCAGGATATGCCGCATACACATCTTCATTAATGCCAACTGACAATAATTGGATGGGAACTTTTGGTCCATCATAGTCCATCAACGAGTCGATGTTAATCTTCTTCTCAAAACTAGCCTGATAAACCTCCGTTTTGGTCGTTGCAATCTGCCCAAAGGATGCAAACGATAAGAGCAATAAGCAAATATTCCATCTTACCATTTTGGTTCTTCAGCTAACGCTTCTTTCTCAGTCTTCTTCTTAGGTGCTGCAGGTTTTTCTACAACACGCTCAACAATCTTTGTGCCGCCAGCTGAAGCAACTTGCTTTTGTTGTTGGGTGTTATTGGTTGTGATGTTAATCACAGGTGCAGGTGCTGACACAGCAGCAGGTTGTGCTGCCTCCTCTTCTCCTGTTAATTGCTTTGTTACATAACCACCTACACCTAGTGCGATAGTACTTGCTAATCCGATAAGGATGCTCTTTAATGAGCCTCCACCTTCTTGTTCTTCTGCCATTTTATAAATAGTTATTGTGGTTAATTGGTCTTTTTATTTCTTCCCCTGAGATGTTAATCACTTTTAGGTCATACATCCCATGTTTTAATGTATCTAAACTAATCTTTTTAAAGCTAATATGACTATCTGCAGTAAACCCTAATTTTCTTACAGGCTCTTTGCCACCAAAAGTATATATTGCTAATGCATACTTTGCTCCTGGTGTTGTAGCTAATGTGACCTCAAGTGCATTATTCTTTACAACAGCTGAATTAACAGCCATGACTTTTGACTCAGCACCTAGATTAATAGGTTCTTGAATCACGTCAATTTCCTGACACGAAATTACAAATAACAAAAATAACAATATAATAAGTCTTTGCATCTTAGAAGTTGTTATAACCCGTCAACTTGATCGAGTCGGTTGATAAATTAATGCCTAATTGGTAGCCAGTCTTAGAGCTCGCATCCATGTTAGGTGTTACTTTAATGTAGGTATTGATATCCAAAGGATTACCTATTGAGCTAAAGCGTAATTTGAACGGAGTTAATTCACCTGAGATTGGAGTCTTTAATTCTCTATCCAAAGAACCAAATCTAACCTTGCCTTCTTGGTTGTCCACAAATGTGTACCATGTGTTAGGCACCTCATTAATAAGTTGCTCAAACTTAACTTTAGTTGGGTCGTAAACAAACTCAAACTGTAATGCTGATACTTGTTTCGTATTAGTGTTAATTTTAACAGGAATGTCAATCGTACTAGAAGTAATGGTCACGTTCTTTAAACTAACATCAATACCATCAGGTGTAGTTATCAGTAATCTTGCTGTTTGAGATGCATCAAAATTTTTCTTTAAACTAGGTATAGCGTTGGTTGCAATGGCATTATTAATGACCACCTGGGAGCTATGACTGCGGTTAATGTCGCCAGGTATTACGTAGCGTAATTTTAATGGCAGGTTCTGCCCAATAGTCGAGGTCTTAAAGCGAACATAGTTCTTAGTAAAGTTCTTCCAAGAAGATGCGGATGCTGCATTAAACTCTGCCTCAGTGAATGTTGGAGCACTCATGTACATATCTGTACCTGCTACATAACCTGTAGGCAAGGTGACTAAATTATCTACACCCGACACCTGAGAGAACAACCTAACTAAGTCTCCTGCATCAAAAACTTTATTTCTATTAACATCAGCTGCATAATAGCCCATACCTGTGATGATAGATTGATTCTTAAATGTTCCGTCTAGATTCTGCGAAATAAACTCAGCCTGTGCTGTGGTGTAATCCGAAACAGTCACAGCAGCAGAAGACAAGTCCTTAATTGTGTCCATGTTGAACAATACTCTAACATGATAAACAGTATTAGCCGCAAATCTAGTTTGGTCAACAGGGATGGTCCCATCTGACAAAGCATCTACGGTGTATGTTTGATTAGTTACCGAATCGGTAAATGCTACTCTGTGCAATGACATAGGAGTCACATTAGCATTCGCATCAATAGAGGCCGTTAAGTATTTGCTCGCTGTTGGGTCAAGCATAATAACACTCGTTAATGGAGTAGTCATTACTGTTGATCCATTGCTACCATTTTGATTGAACGCTGCCGCAAAGTTCATTCTAATCGGGTCCCATGCAAAACCTGGTGCATCAGTCTTTAATTTATACTTTAAGTTTAATAACATCCCCTTTCCTAGGCCACCACTATTCACTGACCAGTTTAAGTAGACACGCATAATTGTTTTTGGGCCACCTTGAGTAAAGGTGTAGGATGAATTATAATAACGAACATTGCCATCTGCGACATTATTAGCCGAGGTTGATTGCCAAGCATAACCAGGGTAAAGATAATAACTCATTGTTGACTGCGAGTTAGCAGGCAAGATGGTATTTGAGTTTGTTACATTGATTAACTGCAAGGCATTATTAGGATACTCAAAATCAAAATACAAAGCACGAGTACTTAGGTTGCCACTACCATCTGCGTGTACTTCTACATCCAACGTGTCACCTTTGTTGATTACATTGCCTTTGGTATTTAAATTATTAGTGTCGTTAGGAAAGTAAAGTTTAACAGTCTGTGCGGAGGCACTTACCGACAACAATAACAAGAAAATTAGGTGTTTCATTCTAGAAGTTTATTAATCAAAGTGTTACAAGTTTTCTTTAAAGCCGAACTCAAGTTTGTTTGATTAAATTTACCTCCTTCGTCTATTAGCAACGTAGACATTGATACTTCCTGTGCAGATTCTTGTGCTATAATTGTTTTCTTAACTTTTCCATCTTTGATTAGCTTTCCACGCATGCGGATAACCACAGCGTCACTATTGCGATGGAACACAGATAAATTAGACTGAGTCTTAGTAACATCTAGGTATAATATCTCTACCTCAATCTTTGTTGTAGCATATGGGTTAAGAACATAGTCTTTCTCCTCCACATATTCTTCAAGCATCCCCTTCACACCAAACTCTAGGTTGCGGTTGCCTGCTAGTGCACCAATCTGTACATTATTCTGTACAGATGAGATGTTAATACTCTCGTTGCTGTGTAAGACAATACTGCGAGCCAGCTCTGGATTAAAGAAATGCAAGTACACAAAATAACCTTGTGTGCTAAGTCCAATTGCAACTATGCACGATACAATAAATAGTAATCCTTTCATAATATAAAAGGACAAGTTATCCTTGCCCTCGTGATTTTTTAGTTCTTTTGTCTTTTGGTCCCAACGTCTTAGCGTGTTTGCCTTTGCGACGTACTCCGAAGGATATCTTCTTTGCTTCGGATGATGATTTTGCTTTTGCCATTAGCTTAGTAGGTTATAGTATTCTTTAAAATGTTTTTGTCTATCGGCAAGCCCAATTGTTCCGCCATTTACCCGTTTGGTTACCAAAGTTACAACATCTGGAGAACTACCTCTATCGCAAATAGACCATAGGTTATTCTTCTTAAAGAAGAACCCTGCCGAAGCAAGTGCGTATTTAGTTGCAACCAAGTCTGGATTAGCCATAATGTCTTCAGGTACTGTGGCATCAAATGCTTCATAATTGTCCTTACCCGTGAGCTGGATATAGCCTCTTCCACGGTGCTTCCACCCGTCTCCTGATGCTTCGCTACCATTACCCATTCTGTTACCATAAACTAAGTTAGCAATCTTCTCAGGCTTGCGTTCGTATGCTTTTGCTTTCTCAATAGTCTTAAAGTATTTCTTAAAAATACTAAGCAAGCCTTTTGCACCATAGTTTAAGTTCTCTTGAACTGCTCTAAAGCCTCCTGACTCATGGCCACACTGGGCCAAGAAATGAGCAAGTCTTAATGTGTTAGTTATTCCAAATCTAGCAGCTGTATCAGGAATCTGATCAATTACCGCTTGCGGGATATGACCCTTTAGTTTATCTAATTTAAAAGAAGTATTCTGAACTACCGGTTGTGCAACTGGTGCAGGAGTTGGTGCTTCTTGTTTAGGAGCAAACATCTTTGCCCAAGTATTAGGTCCTACTATACCGTCAGGTGTCAAGCCATTAGCAGACTGCCATCCTTTTACAGCGGCTTCTGTCTTAGGCCCAAACTTACCAATCACATCAACTCCTAATAACTCTTGGAGCTTCTTGACATCGTCCCCTGTTGATCCAACTCTTAGTAACATATTACTTTAATTTATAGAAGTAGTTTACACCGTACATCACATTGCCATTTATGTCAATGTTTGCACTTAGATTATAAATGGCATCTTTCTTAGTCTTGTACAACAGCCCAGCTTCTGCACCTCTTATGCCAATGGTATTGTTAACCATAACGCCACCTCCAACATATAATTGACGGACTGGTGGTGCATACTTAGTAATAGTTTTAGTTTCCTTAACAACCGGTATATTAAAATTATCACGTGTGCGTCTGTATGTTATTTTATTTTCTTTAACTGTGTCCAAGACAGCAATGTACCCATACTCGCCTACCTTGATTGTATCTTTGTAAACAACTTTGTTTATATACAATTTTAATAGAGCCATGTACTGCTCTTTCAAGCGAGCATAGTTTGTATCAGGTAGCATCTCTGGTTTGGATGCCACCTCTACAATCACTTCTTTGTAAATGGGTACTTTCTTGACGATTATTGAATCGTATCTCTTCCAAGTAGTATCATGAACAGTAATCGTGTCATTAGGCTTTACCTCAGCATTTCTGCTTCTTTCTCTCATAAAGAGAACTAGAAGCACCATGCTGATGACAAACATAATAATACTAACCTTCAGACTCTTCATATGGTTCGATTTGGCCACCTAAGGCTTTTTGTCTTTCTGTCTCGTTTTGGCGGTTCTTTACTTTCTCGAACGCTGCGATACCAAAACATCCTGCTGTTAGACCAGCAAATACTTCTAAGATAATAGGCTCAATCACAAATTGCTGACCCATGTATCCTGTGATAACATCCACAATACCATAAACAGCAAGGATACCAAATGATAAGAATCCTAATACAGACTTCTCGTTTAAATCGTTCTCGTCTTTAAATAAATCAATTAGAGCCATTTCTTTCTTTCTTTTATAAGTTTATATAACTTGAATCCAGTGTAGACTAATGACACAGCCAATAGTGCTACACGGAGACTAGCCTCGATAGTGGTGAACGATAACATAAGTGTTATCGTATTAAGTACTCCTATTTTCAAGTCGTCTTCTGTCATTACCAAAGAGCAACAATGTTAGTAGCTGCTGTACCTGTAGAGAAAACTCTTTTAACACGAACTTGAAGGGTTGTACCTGCTGGAACTGCGAAGAATGTAACCTCATCGCCACCAATAGTTAACACCTTTAGGTTACCAGTTCCACCGATGTAAAGGATACATCCCTCATCATTTGTGCCTCCTGATACGCTAGGAATGTTAGTGGTGTTGGATGGCGTTACTGCTGCAGCACGCCCCGACTGTACATAATTTAAAACTCCCATCTTATTTCTTCTTTTTATTTTTCATTGCAGCTTGTGCATTCTCTGCGTAGTTCTTACGTGCCTTTGCTGTCAATTTTTGATTACTAGCTTCTTTGATGTCAAACGCTGTTTTTTTGCTAACCTTTTTCATAATTTATATCTTTTGAATTACAAAGTTAATTATTTTTTTTTGCCTCCACGAGCACGTCTATCGCCTGCTGTATTTGACTTTGAACCACGGTTTTTACTAGCAGATTCTTCTACCACACGACCGTTCTTTTTGTGGCTCATATCTTTACCATCGCCATCGCCATACTGCCCACGATCACGATTGATCTTGTTTAGCTCAATGCGTTTCTGTAGTTGCTCGGGTCGCTGATTGTACTTAGCCTGATAAGCTAAGCGTTTAGCTCTAGCCTCTGGATTTTTTTTATAATATTCAGATGTGCGTCCTGCCATTATTTCTTTTTCTTTTCTTTAGCAACAATCTTCTTTTCTTGCCTTAGCATCTCTTTGGTAGGCTTCTTGCCTGAGCCTTTGTTCTCACGGATATTATCCCATAAGCCACGACGAGACTTTGACCCGTCTTTTCTTTTTAACAGTTCCATTTTCTTAATGATAATGCTTTTCTTGTTGGTTCGCCATTTGGCTTCTTCATTGGTCCAGGCATGCCGGACATTCTAGCACAGAAAGACTTTCTGCGATTAGCATCTTTGCTACCCGGCTTTAATTTTGACGGAGGAGTAGTCACTGCAGTCTGCAGTTTACTTCCTGGGTTCTCACGTCTGTATGATGCTACACCTTTGGCGTTAAGCCCGCCCTTTGGGTCCTTGCCTTCTTTACGTGTCCAAGCTGCTGTCTTTGCCATGCTTTATTTTTTCTGTATAATACTGATCCTTGCCTGTTTGGAATGGGAACATTGCGTTCATGCGTTCCTTTCTAGCAGCACAGCCGCAGTCATCACCTACTATGGCTTTAACAGCGGCTGCAATACCTGTTACCTGCGTAACTTTGGCGACTACGTCTCCTAAGCCTTGCATATTACATCATTTTTTTGACAGCTTTAGCAGCTTTCATCATTTTTTCAGCCTTCATCGCTTTCTTAGCAGCTGCAACTTTTGCAATACCTGTCATTGTCTTAGGCATTGGCTTTGTCATTGGTGTTTTTTCTTGCTTTTTCATATTATTCGAACCAGTTTTTTATTTTAGAAAATAACCCTTCTGACGAAGGAAGTGGTACGTCGCGCTTAATTGTCACTCTAGGTGCTTTGTCAATGATACCTTGGTAACGGTCTGCAACTCCACCATAGTAACTATTTTCTTGGCGAATACGCTTGATGCGTTGAGCAGCATCTTTATCTTGTGCTGCTGGTAAGCCGATATTACGATTCTTTTGTAGCATTGTACGCTCGTCCTCACGCTCAGTCATGCCACGACGCATTCCGCCAACAACTTTCTTCAAGTCATCTACGGGAATTAAATTTTTTGATTTTTGCTTTGCCATATTATTAAGCGTCAAATAATTGAGAAGATGGAGGAAGTGGCATATCACGGCCTACTGCCTTATTAGCAGATGATACATCCATGCGGTATTCACGAATAACTCCACCTGATTTTTTGATAGCTTCGTCAGCTCTCTTCTTTAGCATTTGAGACTTAAGTCTATCTGCTTCTTTAGATCTAAGGTCTGATTTAGCTTGTTGAGCAGAACCAAATCTAACTGGTCTTGCACTTGCTTTTGCTAAAGAATCTGATAATTGGTAAGCACGTTCAGCAGTAATTTGACCCGGCTTTAATTTTTTTGTTGTTTTTGGCTTTTCCATGTTATGTAGTATTATTTGGCAAAGATAAGTAATTTTGTAATATTAAATTTAATCTAATGATCAAAACATATATGAAGCCTAGGGCGATAAAGTCTAAGGCCATCAAGGTGCGTGTATACAAGAAGAAACCAATTGTAGCTATACGCCCAGAAGTTGACAAAGACTTTCTTAAATACATCAAAGTAGTGCGTGCATGGGTGCGTCATAAGCACGGATTAAGCATAGAAGATTTTGAGATGCTGTGCTATTTGTATTCTGAACACGTATTTGACAACCATCAGTTCGACCAATACGCTCAAATCTTTGGATTTACGCAGGATCGCAAGAGAGATTTGATGGAGAAAGGCTTAATTATACACTTTAGGAAGCCAAAACCCGGCCAAAGGGCTATTTTTGAGCTGTCATACAAGGCAAAATCGCTAATGAAGCAAGTTTATGAGATGTTACAGGGAGAAAGAGAGATACCAAAGCTATCTGACATCAAGCCTATTAACAATAAACCCCATCACTTTGCCAAAAGGCAATATGACAGGGTCATTGAGCGTGCTAATAAGAACTTTTAATCCATCCACTTACCGTGTTTGAAAAAATGCCACGTTCTGTGTTTTAAAACTTCGATAATTAAAGACCATAAGTTGTCTGACTCATAGTAACCTTGCTTTACAATTAGTTTCATTTTATTAAATTTTAGTTTACAATACTACTACCACATCTTTCTCAGTGATGACCGTATATAGGTCCTCATTGATGCGAATGCTGTGGCCAGCTGCACGGTCGAAGTAGATAAATGAGCCTGGTTTGATGCCATCTACTAGCGAGCCTTGTGATACCACAGTTGCTTTCTTGTAGCGTAGCTCATTTACGTCCGATGCGGACATAATAAGCCCACCTTTTGATTTTGTGTCCTCTTCCATTGGGACTATTAGAATATTCTTTCCAATTACCTTCATAACATTAATTATATTTTAGATTTCTTTACAAATTTGTAAATTTTATTTAACCTTATTATCAGAACTTACACTTTTTTACAAGTTTCGTCAATAATGTGCATTACTAATATACACTATCGGTTTGTATTTTTGTCATTTACCTCACCATATTGGTTTGGATTTTTGTGATTATCAGTAGTATTACTACCGAATTTGTAAACTATATTATGCACGAATGTTAGTGATAACCGTCTCTGTGGATAGCAATGTAGTTGCTACTGACACCGCGTTCTTTAGTGCTTCTTTAGTCACCTTGGTCGGGTCAATGATCCCAACGCTCATCATGTGGCAGTAGGCCCCTGTTGCAACGTTTATGCCTAGTCCCTCTTTTGACAACTGTTGTCCCTGGTCAAAGTCTTCACCAGTCACGTCGATCCCAGCGTTAGCTAGTATGCGCATCATTGGTGCCACCATCGCTAGTCGCAGTATCTCATCACCTTTGTTATTCTCATCCATCTTAGCAGCGATGTCTTTTAGAGCCACCCCACCACCTGGCAGGATGCCCTCTTCTAGTGCTGCACGTACTGCACACACCGCATCGTCCACCCGGTCCTTCTTCTCTTTCTGCTCAATGTCTGAGTTAGCACCCACCTTAATGACACCCACGCCACCGCCTAGATTAGCGATGCGTTCTTTTAAGAATTCTTTCTCGATTGCACTTGTCTCCACGTCTAACTGCTCGTGTAGCTCTTGCACTCTCTCCTCGCCTGCACCCTCTGCATCGAAGATAATTGTATTGAAGCGAGAGCTGACAATCTTACTAGCCCGTCCACAGTCGTCAATGGTCGCCATTAGCAAGTTGTCACCAGTCTGCTCCGAGAAGTACTTAGCACCCGTCGCAATTGCTATGTCCTGCATGATCTGATGACGCTTGTAGCCAAATGATGGGGGGATAATTGTGCACACCTTTAGACCACTCTTTATCTTGTTCACGTTAAGAGTATTTAGCGCATTCTCATCCAACTCACCAATGATCAATAGCGAGCCTCTGCCCTGGTGTATAAACTCAAGAATAGGCAAGATGTCGTTGATGTTTGTAATGGGTTGGTCAGTGACCAATATGTATGGCTTATCTAAGATGGCCTCTTGTTTCTTGTGGTCTGTTACAAAGTACTTACTTGCAAACCCTCTGTCCACCTTCATCCCGCTCACCACCTCAGCGTATGTCTCAGCGGTAGCAGAACTCTCTACTGTCACCACGCCTGATAGACCAACTTGATTGTACGCATCAGCGATAATCTGTCCAATCTCTGCGTCGCCATTAGCGGATATAGTTGCGACATCGACCAACTTATCTGATGTAATCTCTGTTGACATAGCCGTCAGCTCATCTGCGACACGCAATGCTGCAGCCTGCACATCTCTTAATACTTGTGTGGTATTGTCTTCTTTAGTTAGCACCCCTGTTGCCGCATGGATGATGGCTTGTGCCAGCACCATACTAGTCGTCGTGCCATCGCCTGCCGAGTTGGCAGTCTTCTCAGATGCTTCTCGCATGATCATGACCGCTAGGTTCTCAGCTGGGTCCATTAAGTTAATTGACTTAGCGACCGTCACTCCATCCTTAGTGACCGTGATACCCCCAATGTGTTGCTCCGACTCAATGAGCACCGTGCGACCACGAGCTCCTAGTGTTGAGCCCACAGCGTTAGCTATGGTATTTACGCCTTTGATTAATTTCTGTCTGCCTTCACTTCCGAAGACGATATCTTTTACTATCATGTTAGATTTTATTTGTTACAAATTTATATACAATAGTAACACCAAACAACTATCATGCCACAAATTTGTTTGTGTACAAATGTAGAACTTTACCCCCCATTACGTAAATAATATTTTTTTATTTTAGAGAAAAAAAAATTTTTCTAATTTTCCTTTATATTTTGTTCATTTTATACATAATCTAATAATAAAATATATAAATAACTATATATCAATAAGTTATAAATGTAAACTTTAAAAAAAAGTGTACACAATTCAACATCGTTTGTGTACAACTTTACAAATAGTACAATTCGTCTTGGAAAAGTGCAATGCTTTTTGGGAGGTAAAAAAGAATATGTCATATATAGGGGTTGAGGGTAACAGCCCCATCCTAACCGCCGGGCCTCGAAAGGAAAACGGCCGGGATCGACCTAGGGGGGTATGTTTTCGGACTTTTTGCGGGGGATTTTTGGCTTTTTCTCGGTGGCGTTACGTGCCACGTGGTGGCCTGCTCATTTGGATTTAATTAGCCCGCTTGCTAATTAGACATTTGCCTAAATATCTAAGGCCGATGCCGAGGCCGTGTATTGTTTTGGCCTTGCACACCGAATCAATTAGATAGATATCTAAATGTTTTTCCATTGCATTTCATGGATCTTTTTTCGGGGCTCAAAAATTTTGCACAAATCGAACGCGATAACGTGCCTCTTTACCCTCGCCAAAACATCACACTTTTTTAAAATCTTTTTAAATTTTCCCCTATTTTTCCCTTACAATTGTTACCACAAAAAAATAATTTTTCTTTGCATTATTCAAATCCTTATCGCCCCTGGGATCTACGAATCGCCATTTTTGATATAATTTTTCCTAGAATTTTACTGGAAATGCCCTATTTTTTTCTACAAATTTTCTACACAAATTCCACGAAATTATTTTGATATATAAAAAAAACTCTATTGCTTTGCCTTTGTACTGCAACGGCACTACAAACGTTCTTTGACATCATGGCAATTTATAGGGCTAGTAATTCAGAATTCTAGGCGGTTCGTTTACCGTGCTAGCCCGCTATATTTATTCACCTTATAAACAATAAAACAAAATGGAAAAGTTAGAAATTAAAAATGCAATTGAAAACATGAATAGTGTTGAAATCATGGACTTGAATAATCGCCTATGCGATGAGTTGCACTATTCGGATAATTTTATCTATGCCAACGATGAGGAATTTTTAGAGATGTTCGACAAAATCAACCTTGTTCAACGTGTGTGCTATGGCGACTATAATTATAGTCATGATTTTGTTTGGTTTAATGGCTACGGCAATTTTCAAAGCGATGATTTTTTAACCGCTGATAATTTACCCGACTTGTTGGATAATATGGTAGATGAGATTTACGATAATTTCAAGGCTTATTCAGACTTATTTTAATCATCTTAAAAAAAAATCTTATGACTACCTATATTTTTAACGTGTTAACGTATACGGATGAATTTAGCTACAAAGTAGCTACCAAAAAAATAGTAAACGTAAAGCGTGCTAGTTTAAACACGGCACATGATTACGTATATAGTAAATACCCTAGCCGTTTAGGGTATTATGTAGAACTTTTAAATACAAAATAAAATGGAAAAATTTATCAATTATTTCGATGTAAAATTAAACACCAACAAGGTTGGCGATTTTACCATACACCCTTTTCAAGGTCACGGACTATTTTGGGAGGGCAGTAAATCAGTGATTTGTGCCTCTCCTAATTGGGATAATGAGGACGGCATAGTACCTATTCAGATATTGAGTGATGATGAGCAATCAGACGGCACTCATTCGATAGACTTGGGCACTCCTTATGATTTAGAGGCTCAAAAAATAAAGTACATTAAATTAATAACAGACATTGTAAATGCCTTAGAATACAAAGGCAATGATGATTACAATACTTTACTAGACACAATTTTAATCTTTAATAAATAATCAAATGGAAAATTTCAAAGCATTAATCGTTAACGAATTGGCCAAAGGCCGTAATGTTATTTTCGTACCTCATTACGACTCTGAATTGTCGGATGATTTTATTACCTATTTGTGGGCTAATTTCTTTGTCTCTACACAAGGCAAAGGAATGTATTTTCATATTGACATACCGCTATCAATAGATGAGCGAATCAAAGAAATGACATACCAACAATTAGAGAAAGGATTTTTGACTGATGGCGATTTAATCGGGTCAGATACAATATGTGACTTTCAAGATTACAAAGGTTGGATTTTAGACTACGACAACCAAACAGGAGCAACCTGCTTTAATGACCCAAAGAGTTTAATTTCTTTGTATTGTTCGCCCTCATTCGAGGAGGATTGGGGTCAAATCGGATTCAATTTTTCTAGCGAATATGAATTTTCAAATGGAGACAATTGGCTATCAATTTTTGAGATTGATGTACGTAATTTATACGGAGACAAAAAGGCTCAATACAAAGTGTGGAAAGCTAAGGTAATGCAAGCGATAGATGAAGTAGAAAAGCACGTAGACAACTACAAAGAAATGTGTTTAAAGGTAAGTGTAAGCAACGCTATTAATTCGTTAATCACAACCGATGAGCAATATAAAATTCACATCTATCAGTCAGATACAAGACAAAAATTAGATGCCTTAGAAGGCCAATTGGTGGAGGTATTAAAAGAAATAAAGAAATTAAAATAATCACTTTGACCTTGCGGTGTATAGGCAACCGCTCAAAATTATGTACACTTTAAGCAACGTAGTAGATTTTTTGACTAAACACGAGATTAAGATCCGTGAAGTCGTGACCTCCAGCTTTTGGGAAATTGAGGATGATTGCATTCTTTTAGACAATAATTTAAGCCTACAAATAGGCGAGGATTATATAGGCATTACACATGAGGGTGCAGATGATAAGTTCACATCTTATGGCTATTTTAAAAAGAGCAAAGGCTTGGCCGTATTTATTCACACTTTAATAGATAGATATAATTAACATGGAAAATTTAATCTTAAATCTAATTTTTGGCCTCCTTACATTAGTCACGGTATCCCTAGTGGTTGCCTTAATTATAGATGCCTTTAACGCTACAAAATAATTTTATCACTTTATACAAAATAATCAAATGGGAAAGCAATTAAAAACTTTCGAGGTAATTCAAATGATTCCCTCAATGACTTATGTAACGTATCACGTAGAAGCGGTAGATGCCGATGAGGCAGAACGTTTAGTAGATGAATTTGATGAATCGGTAGAAAAAATCGGAGAGCATACCTCTGATAATGTTTGGGATTCTATTGAGTACGATGTAAACGAATTGTAAAACCTTAATGAATATGCAAGTCACAAAGCAAAGCCGTATCAGCGGTAAAATATCCTCCATGGATCTTGATATCACAAGCGAACAACTAGATAGGGTAAACCTAGGCATTGAACTGATTCAAAACATAGTGCCTCATTTGTCTAGCGAGGAGCGTGAGTTCCTAATTACTGGAATTACCCCCGATGAGTGGAACGAATTATTTAACTAAGCATCACGTGAAAACGTGATTGTGAACAAAGCCCAAGCCGTGGCCAAAAACGGCTTAAAAATAAAATGAAAGCAATAAGAAATTTTGATGCGGATTACATTGATGAAAATTCAAATAAGCGATTCTATGTATCGCTTGAAACGGATGATGATGTTATAGATTACATTTCATTTGACACCGAAAATGATGCATTTACTTTTATTGAATACTATAATCATAAATCATAATGGCAAGAAAAATCATAAACCAAGGCGAGTATAGTCTGCACGTGGTGGCCTCCGAGGGTGGGGTCATTATCGTAAAAGTATTTAACCGCAAGTCCAGTGACTTGCTAGAACTATCAATTTTTACTGAATTAAGTGAAGCGTTAACCGATTACGTTAATCAATTCACAACTAAAACTCAATCAATTTTAAACTTTCTAAATACAATTTAAAATGGGATTCTTTTCATTCAAAACACAGGATACACGTAGAAGCATAGCGAACAATGCGAGTCGCAGACCTACGTTCGATGTCTACATGGTAGACAACCAAGGCAATGAGTACCATGAGCCTAGTTACTCGGGCTATGGCCGGTTTGGTGGCAAAGATTACTACGTTCTTATGGCCGAAATGAACGGCATCAATGAGGCCACGGATCAACAAATGCGGAGCAGAGCAATTGATTTATACTATGAGCCGAAGGAGGACACGTTATTCCCTAATCTTTATGCCAAGTCGGGCAAAAGCTGGAGAAACAAGAGACCCGATGACTGCAAGTACCAAGGATTTTTTTACTAACATTTTAATCTAATAACCTTATGGTGTATAGGCTAACCAATTTAAAATTATGGGAAGATATTATAGCGGTGACATTGAGGGTAAATTTTGGTTTGGAGTTCAGCCCTCAGATGTGGCAGAATCTTTTGGTGCAGTTGAGCAAGAGAAGTATCTCATAGACTACGTGGTTTATCGTAAGCACCTAGACAAAACTCACAAGCGTATGGCTCAACTGGTAGCAGAAATGGGCGATACCAAGCAAAAGCTAGATGATTTTTTTAGCAAAAACGATGGTTATAATGACCAAATTCTTGAAGAAAAAGGCATTGATTTTAAGTACATTCCTATGTACGCTGATTGGAACTTCGGTAAAAATATCCTTGATTTTTTTGAGCAGAATCCCGATTCAGATTATTGCGAATTCTCTGCTGAACTTTAAACTTAATTTATAATGGAAAATTTAACAATTCAATTAACAACCATGGAGACAATATCTAGGTTGCGAGCAGACTTAACCGACAAAATAATGTCGTTGGTGGAGCAAAACAATTTACTTGGAGAGTATGAAATTGACACCCCTTTTGAAGTAGGCGATGGCAATGTAGCCTTTGCCTTTGAGGTTGAATGGTGTGACCACTTGCACCATGAAGAAGGCAAGACAATTTACTTTTATCTGAAAGACATTGAGGGGGATATAACTGATGGCGAATTTATGTGGGATATAAACATCCTTCCCTTGGATCATTTTTATGCGAATGTATTATTAAACAATTCATTTAAACCTTGGTAACAATGGCAAACAACTGCTTTAATTACATCCAAGTTTTCGGGAGTGAAAAAGGGATGCGAATGTTTTACGATAACTTATTGAAGAATAGGTATGAAGATGAATTTGTGGTAGTAGGCTTAGGCGATTTTAGCAAAGACCCTACTAGCTTAGAGTTTAGTGCAGAGTCTAGGTGGTCACCACCAAAGGAGAAATTGCAATCACTAAGCAAAGATTATAGTCTAGTAATAGAATGCGAGTACGATGAGTGGGGCTCAGACATAGCAGGTAAGTTTGGGTTTGACAAGGGAGGACTGGTGTTCAACTTAGAGTTTACATACCTCGAAGGCAAGTACCATTTTGAGGAGTGGAGTGACTTTTTAGAATCGGAAGCGATCCCTAGGCTAGATGACTGCGAGTCATTCAATGAGTTCATGGACATGTTTCATTTCGTGAATGCAGATGAGCACGCTGAGTTAGTAGAAATTTATAGAGAACACGTAACTAAATAATAAAATGGGACTTACAAAACAAGAAGACATTTGGTCATGCCACGAATGTGGCGAATTGAAAGGTAGACACGACCTATGGTTTGAGGGGCTTTGCGAGAACTGCAATGCCGAGAAAGAAAATCGTGATTTTTACAAAGAGTTTTATGCTAATAGAAAGAAACAAATCAGCGAAGAGTTTCAGCGTGAGCATACTGGATTTTAATTAATAACCTTATAAATTCTAAATAAAATGGAAACAAATTTTAAAGTATTAGAGCAATTTTTATTTGACTCAGGCTTAAAGCATTCAGACTTTTATGTCATCACGATTTACAAAAGTGCTATTAGATTGCAAGGCGATTTTGATAGGCAAATAGGTTTATCTGCAAGCAAGTATAGTGATGCCGTATTAGATAAGGATAGTGGCTACATCGTGTTTAATTTTCAGTACAATGGTGTTAACATTGACATAACCCTAACGTAATGAAAGTACTAGAATTATTTGCAGGATCTAGGTCAATAGGCAAAATGGCCGAGCGTATGGGCATGCAGGTGTACTCATCTGACATCAATGATTTTGAGGGTATTCACTACGTGGTGAATATCCTTGAATTCGATGTAAGCAAAGTGCCGTTCCGGCCCGACATCATTTGGGCATCGCCACCATGCACCTCATTCAGCGTGGCCAGTATTGGCAAGCATTGGTACTTGGATGACAAGGGTATACCTCAGCCTAAGTCTGAGTCAGCGGAGCTGGGCAAAAGGTTAGCATTAAAAACTATTGAAATAATAGAGCACTTTGATCCTAGCTTTTTCTTTATTGAGAATCCACGTGGTATGCTACGTAAGATGGACTTTATGAATAGCAAAAAGTTCCATCGTAATTCAGTCACGTATTGTCAATACGGTGATGAGCGAATGAAGCCTACTGATATATGGACAAACAATATCTATTGGAGTCCACGGCCTATGTGCAGTAATGGCGATGCTTGCCACACCTCTGCACCTCGTGGCTCTCGCACTGGTACGCAAGGTTTATCCAATGCGTATGAGCGAAGTAAGCTACCTAATTTATTGTGTTACGAAATTTTAAAATCTTGTTTATGACATACAACGAATGGTGCGAGTATGCTCAGTTCGGGCAGACTTGCGAATACGACAATCAAATCTTACAATTTGTGGAGCAATATAACAATGCGAAGCACCAACAATTTTTAAATCAAATAGATAATGATAGAGCAAATAGATCGGTTCAGAGAACTCATAATTTCTGGGAAGAAAGGCGGAATGTTTCGTCTACCTACGGCAACGGGTCGGGTAGTTCAACTGAATTTTACCAAAGACCCTACGACCAAGAAGTATATTCTCCAGTGCTACGATGGTAGCACGTGGGTATGGACTAGTTACGATAGCGAGAGCAAAGGTCTAATCAGAGATTTCGATGAGATAATTAGCCAATATACTGAACTATGAAAAAAACCTTAGAATTATTATTCATCATACTTATGTGGCTAGTTGTACTAGCACTAGGTATTTACGGAAACACATTATGAATTCACTATTTAAAATTTCGTATGGGCTACTAGCCTCGGTACTTTTATCAGCCTACTATGGCTACATGACGGCCACCTTTTTATTGTTTACTGCGGGAGTCATTGTATTATCAATGGCAGTATACGTTAACGATTTAAAAAACAAATGATATCAGACGTAGATAAGATAGATAGAATCTCAAGGAGAATCTGCTATCGCCATCGGATCAGAAAGAAAGATATGTTTTTAAACACCAAGTTAAAAACGATTGTATCGGCTCGCCACCATTTTTACAAGTTATGTAATGATGAGGGCATCAAGCTATGGGAGATTGGCCGTTACTGCGAGCGGTACGGCTATCCTATTGACCATGCGTCAATTTTGTACGGCATCAAGAAGATGACCGAATTTGAAAAGAATCAAACTGGCAGAACTAATTTGGTTACTGCTAAATCTAAACAAGAACTAGCTAGAGAAAGAGATGGAAGAAAAATTTAATTGCAAGGAAGTCTCAGAGATTGCCTTTAGACAATTCGTAACTGGTGTTATCATTGGTGCATCAGGCACATTGAGTGCATTACTATCTATTTACATTTTAATCAGATTCAGCTAATGGAAAAGCTAATTAGATCCCGAAAAGGATTCGAGGAATCCGACATGCGATGCCCATGGTGTCAGCATGAGCACGACCTAAGTGTGGTCGAGAAGTTGTTCGTCAAGTCAGGCAATAAGCTAACGATGAACCTAGTATGCGATGATTGTGATAAAACGATGCAGTTGCAAAAGCACAAGCAGGGCCACTTCACGTTTTACCCTTACATTGACCATAAGAAGCGTAGACTACGCAAGACTGGTTGGGTTCAAACAAAGTTCTATGCACCTATAGACTACTCAGAAGAATGGGCAAAAAGATAACTACTGTTGGCTTATGTAATAAGACTAAGCGTTCCCTCAGGGAGAAAGGGCTACGCTATGCTAGTGTGCTTGGTGGCAACAATTTGTTGGTGCTTAAATCCAGTGGTGACTACCATTACCTACTTATTCAGTTTGACCATTTGCCTGAGCATTGGATAACTGATAGAAAGTATTTTAACATTAAGATAGCTTATGCTATTGATCACGAGCAAATTTTAAACGCTATAGATAGATACTTAAAATGATAACATACGTAGCATTATTTATAATCCATGCACTGGTGCTTGCACCACTTGTTTACCTGTGGGTAAATGGCATAGATAACATGAACAAAAACCATCCTGACTATAAGGGTGATGACTTTTTAAATTAAAATCAAATGACACAAGAACAATTCAACGAAGCGTACGATACGCTCTACAACCATGCGATGTCCATCAGAGAGGCAAAGCAACCTGAGTACACGTTAGAGAATGTAGACATTCTCAACAATTTTAAGGAGTCTGCCAAGCGAGCTGGTGTCACTCCATTACAAGTGTGGTCTATCTTTTTTGATAAGCAATTGAGCTCTATTCAGGCACACATCAAGAATCCTGATCTAAAAGCGGCGGAACCTTTGTCATCAAGATTTGCCGATTTGTATAATTATTTATTGCTTGGCTATTGCTTATTCCAAGAAAAAAATTAAATTTGTGGCTCACTTTAACTTAATATAATATGTCTAACAAATCAGTGTTTGAGCAGTTATCTGCTCTCAACCTCTCATCTAAAGTAGAAAAGAGAGGTCAATTATCTTACCTTTCTTGGGCTACTGCTTGGGCAGAATGCAAGAAATTATTCCCTGACATGACACGTACGGTGTACGAGTCTGAGACTGGGATGAACTACTTTTCAGATGGGGCTACGGCTTGGGTCAAGGTAGGGGTTACAATCAATGGATTGGAGTACATTGACTACTTGCCAGTGATGAACCACATGAACAAGTCTATCCCACTAGCTAGTCTTACATCATTCGATGTAAACAAAACTATTCAGCGTTCCACGGTAAAGGCATTGGCTCTACATGGCTTGGCTCTTAACATCTATGCTAAGGAGGATTTCCCTGAGGCAACTGATGGCACACCTGCTAAGGTGGTGGCTAAACCTGCGGGTAAGATTGCTCTTGCAATAGGCGATGCTAATTGGGAGAAGGTGGTCAACTATGTGGTTGATAACATAGGGCTCAAGTCTGAGGATGTGTTCAAGAACTTATCCAAGAAGTACGATTTATCTAATGAAGTAAAAAACGCAATTAATAAACTTAAGGAGTAATGGAAATTTTAGAAACATTGAAAAACGATTCAGAATATTATTCTGGAATTGGTAAGAACTACTTATCCAACTCCGACATCGGAGCGTTATTATATAACCCATCGCAGTATGGTGTGCCGAAAGAGAAGACTCCTGCTATGCTTGCAGGGTCTTACTTTCATACGTTCATCCTTGAGCCTGAGAAGTTAAAAAACTTTGTGGCCGTGGACTGCTCAACACGTACGACTAACATCTACAAGGAGGCATTGGCCTCATCAGGCACAGACATGCTATTGCTTCAGAAAGAAGTTGATGACTGCGAGCGTATGGCCAAGGCATTGATGGGCAACCTCACGTTCTACGACATGATCCGTGACTCATCAAACTCTTATGAGGTTCCGGCCATCGGAGAGATTGGTGGAATCCAATGGAAAGGTAAGTCGGATATTGTCGGTGATGAGATTCTTATTGACCTCAAGACCACGGCTAACTTAGATGACTTTAAGTTCTCTGCACGCAAGTATAACTACGACTCGCAGGCTTACATCTACAACCAGTTATTTGGCAAGCCTATGGTATTTATCGCAGTAGAGAAAGATAGTTGCCGTACGGGCTTGTTTGAGTGCTCAGATGAATTCTTAGATCGGGGCAGAGAGAAGGTCTACAAGGCCATCGAGGTGTACCAAAAGTTCTTCGGGCCAAATGCGACCGATGATATTACTCAGTATTTTAAATTAGAAACTTTATAAACAAAAACAATTATGGCACAATTAATTTCAGCATCTATTGATGTATCAAAAATCTCTAAGGATAAGTTAATCAAAGGAGACAAGGGCACGTACCTTAACATTACTATATCTATCAATGATGAGGTAGACCAGTACGGAAACCAAGCAGGTATCTATGAGTCTCAATCTAAGGAAGAGCGTGAGGCCAAGGAGAAGAAGAACTACCTAGGTAATGGTAAGATTGCTTGGTCATCTGAAGGTGGTTCAACTGCTAAGAAAGCACCAGCTCCTGCACCAACTCCAACGGTAGAAGAGACTGACCTTCCGTTCTAGTCTTGTGTACAAATGAACAAAATATGTCTGACTTAGATGAAATATATTTTTTCTTTTACAGGTAAATTATTTTTTCTCTTTTTCTTATATATTTTGTTCACTTTGTACATAAAAGAATATAATATACTAATAATCAATTAGTTAACTAGTGTACAAATTAAAAATTTTGTACACAAAACAGTGTACAAAGTGCTCACTTTAATTAAAACGACGTGCAAGTAACTATTTTTTCTAACATAAAAGAGACATCTGTCCCATTCTATCGGGATGTCTTGGCTATACTCTCTAGAGTAAAAGAGGGTAAGTCCAAAGACATTGTCCGCAAGATTAGATTGGAGAAAGATAAGGAGCTACGTAACAAGCTCAAGCAAGAGTTGCCTGCGATATGTTTCTCAGGTACGTTCTCTAAACGTGAAGACTCGGCTCTCATGGAGCATAGTGGTCTTATCTGTTTAGACTTCGATAACTTCCCATCCAATGATGAGATACTAGCCAAGAAAGATGAATTGGCTAATGACCCTTATACGTTTTCAGTTTTTATATCCCCATCAGGCAATGGCCTGAAGGTATTGGTTAAGATACCAAAGGATGCTAACAAGCACAAGTCATTCTTCAATGCATTGGAGGCTTACTATAACTGCGAGCAGTTTGATAAGACATCCAAGAATGTGTCACGTGTGTGCTACGAATCATACGATCCGACCATCTTTGTTAACATCAACTCTATTGAGTGGAACAAGATTGATGATGCAGAGATTGAGCACGTGACCAAGGACATGAGACCAACCATTCCTATCGATGATGAGAACGAAATCATCAATAGACTAGCTAAGTGGTGGGATAATAAGTTTGGCTTTGTGTCAGGTGCACGCAACAACAATCTGTTCGTGTTGGCTATGGCTTTTAATGAGTATGGTGTGTCTAAGTCTGAGGCGATGTATCGCATGATGGCATTTGCATCTGAGGACTTTACAACCAAGGAGATTCAATCTATCATTGACTCAGCCTATCGCCATACTGACAAGTATGCCACCAAGTATTTTGAGGACACTTCACGTGTTGACTTTGCAAAGAATCAACTTAGCCGTGGTGTGCCAAAAAAGGACATCCGTTCTCAACTGAAAGCCTCCGGAGTGGAGGACGGAACGATTGATTCAGTACTAACTAGAATCGAGGAGGAGCAAAGCAAGAATACATTCTGGACTAAGAGTGATAAGGGTGTGGTGACATTAATTCACTACGAGCTCAAGACATTCTTAGAAAACAATGGGTATCGCAAGTATGTGCCTGAGGGTAACAAGGGCTTCATCTTTGTACGAATCAATCAGAACTTGATTGAGATGTGCACAGAGGATGACATCAAGGACTTTGTATTAAACCATATCCTTGATAACTTTCAGGATCTAAGCGTGTACAATTACTTTGCGGACAAGACCCGATTCTTTAGAGAGGACTTCTTGTCTATGCTTGACTCGGTCAACATCTACTTTGTGGAGGACACAAAAGATGAGGCGTATCTATACTTCAAGAATGGTGTAGTCAAGGTGACTAAGAACCAAACTGTCCTGCTTAACTACGAGGACTTAGGTGGTTACGTTTGGTCTGACCAAGTCATCCAACGTGACTTTGTGTTCTGCCCCGCAGATGAGTGTGACTACAAGACATTCATTCGCAACATCGGTGGCAATGATGACCAACGTGTGGCATCTATCGAGTCGACCATTGGGTTCATCCTGCATGCATTTAAGAATGGTGGCTACTGCCCTGCAGTAATCATTAATGATGAGGTGATATCAGAGAACCCTGAGGGTGGTACTGGTAAGGGTCTATTCATGAACGGCATCAGTCGCATGAAGAAGGCAGTCACCATTGATGGTAAGTCATTCTCGTTCGATAAGTCTTTTGCCTATCAGTTAGTGAGCACAGACACGCAGGTGTTGGTGTTCGATGATGTGAAGAAGAACTTTGACTTTGAACGTTTATTCTCGGTAGTCACTGAGGGTATAACGGTCGAGCGTAAGAACAAGGATGCGATTAAGATCCCATTCCATAAGTCACCCAAGGTGGTCATAACGACTAACTACGCTATCCAAGGTAAGGGTAACTCATTTGAGAGGCGTAAGTGGGAGATGGAGTTTAAGCAATTCTATTCTAAAGACTTCACACCTCAGGATGAGTTTGGTCGGTTGTTGTTCAATGATTGGAGCCAAGATGATTGGTGTGCGTTCGACAACTACATGATCAAAGTATTGCAGGGCTATCTAAATACTGGCTTGGTTAAGTGTAACTTTGTAAACCTTAAAGAACGTAAGTTCAGGGCAGAGACTAACGCTGAGTTTGCTGAGTGGGCTCATGAGTTTGGGCCATCATTCATACTGATGAATCAGCGATTCAGACCTGATGATGTGTTTGATAAGTTTATAGCGGATAACAACGGAATGTTCCGTATGCTATCTAAGCAACGATTTAATTCGTGGCTACGTACCTACTGCTTGCATTTAACTGGTAGCAACCCTGTAGAGGGTCGTGATGGTGCAGGTAAGTGGATGGTGTTCCCATTAAAAGAAGATAAACAATTAGAATTATTATGACAACAGTCAACTCTTTAAGTGGAGGCAAAACATCATCGTATATGGCGGCTCATTTCCCAGCTGACGTAGATTTATTCTCTTTGGTTAGAACCACAGATGAGTCGTGTAAGTTTAAGGACGATGCAATCAGAAAGATTGTAGAGGACAGACTTCAGACTGATTTTATTGGTACGCTAGAAGAGGATGCAATTATCTACACGATGCTAGATTTAGAGCAGTATCTAGGCAGAAAGATTACTTGGATAACCGGCCCAACTTTTGACTCAATCGTTAACAAGAATCGCAAAGACAATGGGGAGTATTATAAATACTTGCCTAATGTAATGCAAAGATTCTGCACGGTGCATATGAAAGTTAACCCAATCTTTGAATGGTGTAGAGCCAACACGGATTTACCTGTTGAAATGAGAATTGGGTTCAGGGCTAATGAGACTAGACGTGCCAACAATATGTTGAAGCGTTGCGTAGATGGCATTGAGAACTTTAGGGTTATCAAGTCAACTAACGAGCGTGGCAGACATAAGTGGCACTCTATCCCATACCGCACACCAAGATTCCCTTTGATAGAAGAGAACATTTTAAGAGAGCAGGTTCACGAGTATTGGAAAGATAAGCCAGTCAGGTTCGCTTACATGAACAACTGTGTTGGATGTTTCCATCGTAATCCTGCTTTACTTAAGTTAATGTCGGAAATTCAGCCCACTAAGTTTGATTGGTTCGCTAATCAGGAGACCGACTCGGCTAGATTTATCAAGGGTACATCTTATAATAAAATCAAAGAATCATTTAAACAAGTGGAATTATTTGAGTCGGACTTTAACGAATGCGACTCAGGTTTCTGCGGACTATAACTATGCCAGATATAGCAATGTGCACCGGAGATGAGTGCCAAAAGAAGCAGATGTGCTACAGGTACACAGCAAAAGCGAGTGACTACCAATCTTATTTCATGACACCACCTGTAAAGGAAGATGGTACATGTGAGTATTTTTGGAACAACGAAAAATATAATAATAAAACAGAAGAAGATGCCATACTTGAATCATAACATTCCAACACTAACTTGTTTCATACGTAACGAGTTTTTATTTAACCATACCAAGGGGCATGGAGAGCACACGCTATGTGACGTTCACTCAGTCGCATCCATTGAGAAAAGAATCCCTTTGTTTGAGGCGTTCTTGGAGAATGGTGTGAATTGGACACGTAGACCTATCCACGCATTCTGTTGGAGAAAAGATGCTGAGGAGCTACCACTTACTGAATACATGTATTGGGATTGCTTTAGCTCATACGTAGATGTGCAGGTAAGAGCACGTATGTCAGGGCTAAGAGCTGACCTGATCTCAATAACAGGAGTCAAAAGACAAGGTATTTACTTGTTTACGCTAGACTGGGCATTTGAGAATAAGGGCATGCTAGACACCAACTTCTCTGAGACACCTGAGCACAAGTGTGGTCACGTGTTTAAGATGGACAATGGTAACTACTTTATCTATCCTAACAACAGAATCATTTGGATGGACAATGCTTGGACTTACAATCGCATTGATAAGAATCCGGGCTATCAGATTGACATGTCGGTTTACTCTATTGAGAACAAGACAAACTATGAGACTGACTATAGCTATGTAACTGAATTTAAAGACAATGAAGGATAAACAAACACCAGTAGACTTTCTATTCAGTGAATTAGAAAGATGTCAATACTTTATTGGCAATGACATTTATCAGGCTTACAAAGAAGCTAAAGAGATGGAAAAAGAATTCTATTATAATCTAACTTATACCAATGATACAACTGAGGGATTACCAAAAGAAGATAGTAAGCGACGGGCTTGGCATTATTAAAGAGCACGGTCTACTATATCTATCCATGGAGGTAAGAACTGGTAAGACCATGACATCCTTAGCTATCTGCGATGCGTTGGGTGCTAAAGAAGTATTGTTTATCACTAAGCTAAAGGTGGTGCCGGGTATCAAGAAAGACCATAAAGATTTAGGTTGTAACTTTAACCTTACGTGTGTAAACTATGAATCGATTCATAAACTTGAGGGGACAAATTGGAACCTCATAATTTGTGATGAAGCACACACGATGGGTGCATTCCCTAAGCCTAGCAAAAGAGCGAAGCAGGTTAAAGATTTGGTAAAGAAGTCTAACGCAAAGGTTATATTTCTATCGGGTACACCGACACCTGAGAGTTACTCTCAGATATACCACCAACTTTATGTGCATCCTAACAACCCATTCAGATCGTATGTCAACTTTTATAGGTGGGCTAATGACTATGTTAAAGTTAAAATAAAATACATAGGTGCAATGAAAGTTAATGACTACTCAGGTGCAATGAAGGATAAGATTATGGATGCCATCAAGCATCTAATGATATCGTTCACCCAAGAGAAGGCAGGCTTTACTACATCAGTAGAGGAGGCCGTACTTAGAATTGCAATGAAGCCAATGACATACAAGTTAGCTAACAAGCTAAAGAAAGACTCGGTTGTTCAAGGTGATGACGATGTGATTCTTGCTGACACTGGTGCTAAGATGATGAACAAACTTCATCAGATGTATTCCGGTACCATCATCCTTGAATCAGGCAAGCGGTTAGTGTTTGACTATACCAAGGCTGAGTATATTAAGGAACAGTTTAGAAACAAAAAGATAGGAATCTTTTATAAGTTCAAAGCTGAATGGGATGCATTGAAGTTTGTTTTTGGAGAGGACTTAACAGATAATCTTGATGAGTTCAATACTACTCGCAAGAACATTGCTCTTCAGATTGTATCAGGCCGTGAAGGGATCAGCCTCCGCAATGCTGACTTTTTGGTGTACTATAACATAGACTTTAGTGCAACATCATATTGGCAGAGCAAGGACAGGATGACCACCATCGACAGAAAGTTTAACAAGGTGTATTGGGTATTTACAATTGGAGGAATCGAGGAAAAGATTTATGAAGTGGTTCAACAAAAAAAGGATTACACTCTAAATTTTTTCAAGAAAGATTTCTTAAATTCGTAGCCCCATGTCAGAACAACAAATCCAATCCAAACGAATTAAGCAACTAGAGAAAGAAGGGTACTACGTTCTTAAGTTAATTAAGACTAACAAGAACGGCATACCTGACTTACTAGCTTTGCACCCGACGAAAGGAGTTTTGTTTAGTGAGGTGAAGACACCAACAGGAAAAGTATCAGACTTACAAAAATTTAGACTAGATGAGCTTAGAAAACATGGATTTAGAGTCGAAGTATTTCGAGGACAGACAGATGGTAGCAGTACCGAGGAGTCTTTTCGGGTGGATAAACTCGATGAAGGCAGATGCTTTTGATCAGGTAACTGATGCATTGGTATACTTCTCAAACGAAATAAACGAAAATGATGATAGAAGTATCGTCTTTAACGTGGTAGGAGAAGAGCCCAAGTATTTTAGGTTCTTAGCTTCTAAAGGAGAAATAACATTTGATAACAAACCTCCTGAAGACATGGTAGCTGTTGAGTTACTAGAGCAGATAGACATCGATGAATTTTTAGACGAGGTACTAGCTGGCAATCAAATTATTAAAGACAAAACAATAAAACGATTTATCGCATCTTATGAGCTTATTTGAAAAAAGAATTGCATACAAACCTTTTGAATACCCTGAGTACTATACAGAAGGATGGCTTAAACAAGCTCAGGCATTTTGGTTACACACAGAGATTCCCATGTCATCCGATGTAAAGGATTGGAATGAGAATCTAACAGAGAACGAGAAACACGTGGTAGGTAATATCCTACTTGGCTTTGCTCAGACAGAATGTGCTGTGTCAGACTATTGGACAGGCATGGTGACTGATTGGTTTCCTAAGTATGAAATCATTCAGATGGCTATGATGTTCGGGGCTCAGGAGACTGTTCACGCAACGGCTTACTCGTACCTTAATGACACCCTTGGTCTTGATGACTATGAGGGGTTCATGCACGAGCCTGCTATTGCTAGCCGTGTGGAGGCATTAACATCTGTACCTCACCATTACAATTATAAGATTCTGTGCACCAGTGCACCGGCCCGTAGAGATGTGGCTAGATCACTAGCAATCTTCTCAGCGTTCACTGAAGGAGTAGCCCTGTACAGCTCATTTGCTGTGCTCTACTCGTTCCAATTGAACAATAAGCTAAAAGGTGTTGGCCAACAGATGAAGTGGTCTGTAAGGGATGAGGCTTTGCATTCTAAGATGGGATGTCAATTGTTCCGTCACATGTGTGAGGAGTTCCCTGACCTGAAGACTGATGCCAAGGATGCGATCATTGAGGCCGCTAAGTTAACGCTTGATATGGAGATGAAATTCATCGACAAGATATTCGAGAGGGGAGACTTAGAGAATTTAAAGGCTTACGACCTTAAACACTTTATGCACAAACGCATCAATGACAAGTTAGTAGAGCTAGGCTACGATGCCATCTTTGCTTACGACCCAGGTGCTGCCGAGCAGTTAGATTGGTTCTACCAATTAACAGCAGGAGTTGAGCATTCTGATTTCTTTGCAACTAGACCAACAGCATACAGTAAAGCCAACGAAGGCGAGGACTGGAGTGACATGTTTTAACTTTAACTAAATTAAATAAAACGATGAATGTATTAAGTTTATTCGACGGGATGTCCTGTGGACAGCAAGCCCTCGAACGAGCAGGCATTGCAGTAGACAACTACTACGCCTCTGAAATTGACAAGTATGCCATACAAGTAACTATGGCGAACTATCCAAACACCAAGCAACTAGGTTCTGTTGTAGATGTAAATGGGTATTCTTTACCAAAGATTGATTTATTAATTGGAGGTTCTCCTTGCCAATCATTTTCTTTTGCAGGTCATAGAAAAGGAATGTCAACAAAGGACAGCCAAGAGATACTAACATTAGATCACTACCTGCAATTAAAAGAGGAAGGCTTTGAGTTTGATGGCCAGTCTTATTTGTTTTGGGAGTACATGCGATTATTGAATGAGGTTAAGCCAAAATACTTTTTATTAGAAAATGTATTGATGTCTAAAAAGTGGCAACATATTTTATCTGATGCTATTGGATGCGAACCCATTATGATTAATTCCAATTTAGTTTCTGCTCAGAATAGAAAGAGGTTATACTGGACTAATATAAAAGGCATCTCTATTTTAGGTGACAAGGGTATATACTTAAAAGATATACTAGAAAAGAATCCTGACCCTAAGTATTTCTTGAGTGATAAGATGATTGCTTGGTTAGAAAAGCATGCAAACAAAAGAGGCACTCAAATTAAAACTAAGACAGGAGAGGATAGGTCTTCAACGATAACAGCTACAGCTACCGTAAAAGGAAATTTATCTACTGATTATATTGTCAATGAGTCTAGGTTAAGGAAACTTACTCCTGTTGAATCAGAAAGATTACAGACCGTTGCAGATAATTACACACAAAGCGTATCTGATGCACAAAGATATCGTATGCTTGGTAATGGGTGGACAGTGGACGTAATTGCACACATTTTTAAACACTTAACAAAGCAATGATTAAGCATCACCCGATTCACGAACAAGACCTAATAGATTTAGGTTTTGAGAAAGTCCTTATCTCTAAACACGAGTCAGGGCATGAGCACGATTTCTATTACTACGTGTATGTAATATCCAATCACACTACCTTGATAACTAACGCTGATGATGAAGCAAAACTTGGCAGGTGGCATGTGTACTTATTTGATGATGACTTTTACTTTGACGAGATAGAGCCTCTAACAAACTTTTTAACATCTTTTAGCTATGCCAAACTCCCCGATAAAAATGGAGATAGTGTTGCCAGATAAGTCAACCGCTTCGATAGATGCAAGTAGCTCCGAGAGTGCTGTGCAAATGATAGAATTTTTACTTGAACTAATTAAATCTTTAGAAAATGATTAATCACGCAGAGAGCCTAGGATGGGAACTAGATGTAGATTTCCCAGCTTGGGGTAACTCACCCGAATACGTAAAGACAATCTCAGGTGGATACCTGCTTGCAGGGGAGAAACCAATTAATGCATACGCACGTGTGTCTCGTGCCGTAGCTGATAGACTTGGCAAGCCTGAGCTGGCTGACAAGTTCTTCCAATACATTTGGAATGGATGGTTAAACCTAGCCACACCTGTGCTATCTAACACAGGCACAGACAGAGGCTTGCCTATCTCTTGTTATGGTATTGACATTGAGGACTCAGTGTTTGATATTGGAACTAAGAACCTAGAGATGATGCTACTAGCCAAGCATGGTGGTGGAGTGGGTGTAGGCTTTAACCGCATCCGTCCTGCAGGATCAAAGATATCTAAGAACGGTACGTCTGATGGTGTTATCCCATTCAGTAAGATATTTGACTCTACTATTCTTGCAACATCACAGGGCAATGTCCGTCGTGGTGCGGCATCGAGTAACCTAAACATTGAGCACAAAGACTTTGAGGATTGGTTAGAGATTCGTGAGCCTAAGGGGGATGTGAATCGTCAGTGCTTGAACCTACACCAATGTGCTGTGGTGGGCGATAAGTTTATGCGTAAGCTAGAAGATGGGGATGTGGATGCACGTCGTAAGTGGGGTAAGTTACTGCAGAAGCGTAAGGCCACAGGTGAGCCGTACATTATGTTCAAAGGCAACGTTAATAAGCAGAACCCTGAGGCATACAAGAAGAATAGCTTGAAGGTATACATGACCAACATCTGCTCTGAGATTGTATTGCACACAGATGAAAACCATAGCTTTGTTTGTTGCCTGTCATCAGTCAACCTAGCTAAGTACGATGAGTGGAAAGACACAGACTTAATATATGTAGCTACATGGTTCCTAGATGGTGTGCTAGAGGAGTTCATCCAAAAAGCTAAGAACATGAAAGGCTTCGAGAATGTAGTTCGCTTCGCTGAGAAAGGTCGTGCTATTGGCCTAGGTGTACTTGGATGGCATACATACTTACAGCAGAAAGGCATCCCATTTGAAGGACTGCTTGCTCAGTTTGAAACACGTAAGATATTCTCTCAGATTAAGATTGAGTCTGAGCGTGCATCACGTGACATGGCCGCTGAATATGGTGAGCCACTATGGTGCGTAGAGACAGGGATGCGTAACACCCACTTACGTGCTATTGCTCCCACGGTATCTAACTCTAAGCTAAGTGGTAACGTATCAGCTGGTGTTGAGCCTTGGGCGGCTAACGTATTTACAGACCAATCAGCTAAGGGTACATTCATTCGCAAGAACAAAGAACTTGAGAAAGTGCTAAAGAAGATTGGCATTAACACTAGAGAGATATGGGATAAGATTCTTGCCGATGGTGGATCAATCCAAGATATACCTGAGCTAGATAATTGGTTCTATGTGAACGGTAAGTTGACAGAGAATCCTGAGGGCGATGACCACATTCCAGTTAAGGATGTATTCAAAACATTTAAGGAGATAAACCAATTAGAATTAATTAAGCAGGCAGGTATTCGTCAGCAGTACATCGACCAATCTGTTTCATTGAATCTAGCATTCCCATCTCAGGCTACACCTAAATGGATTAATCAGGTACACATGGAGGCTTGGAGACAACGCATCAAAACATTGTACTACATGCGTACTGAGTCTGTTTTACGTGCTGATATTGCTACACGTGCAACCGACCCTGATTGCTTATCTTGCGATGGTTAAAATTTTTTATTAAAAATATACAAGTAATTAGATATTTAACTAAATTTACAAAGGTTAAAGTGATAATTTTTTGAAGGGGAGGTGTTTATCGTTTTACACTTCCCCTTTATTTGTTTATGAAAGAGCATATTGACTATACTAACACAACAATTCGATTCATCAATAAGATGACGGATGAGATATATGAGGCTCTTATGGACAAGGAGTACGAAGACCTTCAGGATTCCATTTACATTCTAATCGAAAAATTAAATCAATTACGTGATGAAACCTTACCTAGAATACGCACTAGAACTACACCAGCAGGGAGACCTTAATAAAGCTGAGATTGCTAAAAGAGTACAGGAACACTACAATATGCACGACCGCAACGTAGAGACTCTTCGCAAGAAAATATCCGCATACATTTTAAAGATAGAGCACAAGAGCCTCAGTGATGAGTGTGATGTGCAAGGTGCACCCGCAGGTGAGGTGTCGCACTATTGGCTAAAAACAGACAAGCATTCTATATTTGTTAAGGTTGACAAGAAAGACCCGATAGAAGCCTATCATGATATGCGAGCGGACATCGTGGCTGAGATGCAAAAGCACGCACCTGTATACCCTAAGTTAGATCGTAACAACAATCAAGATGGTCACCTGTTAGTAGTTGACCCAGCCGACATTCACATCGGTAAGTTGGCCTCCTCGTTTGAGACTGGAGATGACTACAATAATCACATCGCTGTTCAGCGTGTACTTGATGGTGTACGTGGTATTATTCAAAAAGCATCAGGGTTTAACATCGACAAGATTCTTTTTGTAGGTGGCAATGACATCCTTCATATAGACACGCCAAAGCGTACGACTACTGGCGGAACTCCACAAGATACAGATGGAATGTGGTACGACAACTTTAGAGTCGCTAAGAAGCTATATATCGACGTCATCGAAATGCTCATTAGTATTGCCGACGTTCACTTTGTGTTCAATCCATCAAACCACGACTACACTAATGGTTTCTTTTTAGCTGATGCTATTGAGTCTTGGTTCCATAACAACCCCAACATTACATTTGATTGTTCTATCGCACACAGAAAGTATACAAAATATGGAAACAATTTAATTGGGACTACGCATGGCGATGGTGCGAAGACTCAAGACTTACCTTTATTAATGGCTCATGAAGCAAGCAAGGAGTGGGCAGACTCCAAACACCGTTACGTATATACTCACCATGTGCATCACAAGTCTTCTAAAGATTATATGGGCGTTTGCGTCGAGTCTCTCCGATCTCCCAGTGGTACCGATTCATGGCACCATAGAAATGGCTATCAACACGCACCTAAAGCGGTTGAGGGATTCATACACCACAAAGAGAATGGCCAAGTTGCAAGACTAGTGAATATATTTTAGTATTTTTGTTTAAGATTTTAAGTTAGAATTATTGCGTATAAGGTGATTAATTAAAA